AAATAAAATCGACTGTGACCACGCTATAACTGCCGCAGAACTTGTAAAGAAAGCCGTTAAACGATTCCGCAGAATTGAATTCTGGATGTACTGCCTGACTGTTTTAAGTGTCGGGATAATTATAGCTATTGTAATCTTATTCTCAAAACTGTGACTATGTGTTTCAAAAAGAAATATCCGATACAACCGATAACCGGTTACGTTGAACATCGTTTTATGACCTTTGGGCGCAATCTTTACGGCGGTGGCAATGATCTCAGGGGATGTGTCAATGACAGCAATAACATGATAGGGGCTTTCGGGAAAGCGATTCCGGGCCTGACTATTCACCGATACCTGGATTACGACGTTACAGAGAGTAATTACCTAACAGCACTTGAACAATCTATTGCTTTACTGCTTCCGGGATCAACCGTAGTGATGATAATGGATAGTTGTTACTCAGGCACAGCAACTCGTAATTTTATGGGTAATCCAAAGTACATAAAAAAACGGTTTATTGGACCGGAGATAAAAGAACCTTCAGGGCCTGTAAGAAAGGTTGCCCGTGCGGAGTTGATGAAATGGATTGCAATTAGTGCAGCTTCAGAACATCAAACCGCTGCCGATGTACAAATCGGTGGTCAATATGTAGGGGCTTTTTCTTATTATGCCTATAAGACTTTGAAACAGGGCATGACGTGGAAAGAGTGGTTTAACTCAATTAAACTTTATCTTCCTTCTGCTGACCTGGATCAGATACCAACGATTGAGGGGCCGGAATTCCTTCAGGAACGCATCATAGGACAGGGGCCTACATTAATAGTTCACAACTCATCTCATGGTTCGTGGCAGGCCGACAAATCAGGCGATGAAGCCGACGGGAGGGACGAGGGATTATATTTTGACAGGTTTGTTTCTGATGATAAAATTAACGCTTGTTTGCAGAAAATAGTTTTATAGTATATATTTGACTGACTTTTTAAGGTTTAACAAAAATATCAATTATGAGTGCAAAAGCATTTTACGACAAAGCGGTTCCTACCCGGAACCTTGTGACTACCATTACCGGGATTGTTACCCTTGTGGTGACTATACTTGGAGCTTCAGGGGTTATTACTCTTGACCAGCAGGCCGAACTTCAGGGTCATGCTGTTACCGTTGTTGAGGCCGGTGCGCTTATTTGGGGCGCTGTGACTTCAATCATCTTGATGTTCAAAGCGAAGGACGCATGAAAAAACTACTCCTGATTTTTGCGCTTGTGGCACTTGTAGCAGGGGCCAGCGCACAGTCTTTTTTCACTCCGGTAACAGCAGATCAGTTAAAGAGCGGTGAAAAAGCATTGACAGGGACTTTCCTGATCCGGCCTGAATTTACTATTGCAGGGAACGTGATTAAACCTGTTTTTGTTGACGGCAAGTTTTCGAGCTTTGATGTGTCCTTCGCCTCGCGTGTGGGGTTCGGTGCATCATACAGCCTGTATAAGCTCATCAATGACCAGCCTTACAATGTGTATTCCTTTGCAGCACAACTGAGCTTAGCGACTATTGAACGGCCTAATATGGGATTGATACTCTCGGCCAGTGCTTTCGACCTCTACGGTCTTTCACCTTCAATTGGCTTCGGGTACGACTTCGTGAAAGATAGTCCATTTAAGGCCAATTACTTTATTCTCTGGGGAATTTCACATACTTTTTGACCTATGCCTCCGCACGCCTGCACGAAGGAAAAAGAGATTGATAGATTGAGCAAGGCTGTTTTCGGTAATGGAGAGGACGGACTTGTTCAACATGTTGCATCTATTTTGCAGAATCAAAAAACGATGCAGGACGATGTTTCTGATATGAAAAACGATGTAAAAAATTTATTGACCAGCATTCATGCGTTGCAGATTTTCAGAACCGAAGTGCAGGCGTGCGAGAAGGTAAAAGAAAAGTCATCTGCTAACTGGTGGCAGACGGTTAGCGTTATTATTGGCATTGGCGGCGTGGCGGCTGCGTTTATTGCAATATTTCTGAAATGAAATTAAGGCTCTATAGAAAAATAAAAGATATTACCTACACGATAGGCCGGTTATTTTTTGCAGATACTCATTGCGATTCGTTAGAACCGCCTGTAAGAAAACTATTGGATATTAACGGCGACGGTGATTTTAATGACGAAGGAGAGGGCAAAGTTTACGGCAACACGGCTATTCCTGCGGGTTCGTACCGGATTAAGATGGTTCACAGTCCAACTTTCAACCGGCTTATGCCGTATCTTCAGGATGTGCCGGGCTTTACGGGCGTAATGATACACCCCTTGAATGACGTAACACAAACGAAGGCTTGCATCGGAGTAGGGGAAAATACCATCAGGGGCAAGTTAGTTAATTCCCGGGCGTGGAGTGATGTGGTAAACTCAAAGATAATTGAATCCGAAAGGAAAGGTGAGGAAGTTTGGATTGAAATTTACGACGAATGAAAAAGATAATTACCTTTTTGATGTGTGCGGGCATTTTGATAATAATCTTATCATCATGCAACCGGAAGATATACAGCGGAACGTCGAGGGATTTCGACACTGTGAACGTTGGCACAACTGCAAATGACGGCACTGGCGATCCCATAAGAACGGCGTTTTTAAAACTGAACGTTTTTGTCAAGCATGCCAATACAATAGGATGGGATAACCTCTCTGCGGCTGACATTAATTTCTTACTTCATTTGGGCGATAGTCTGAATATCCATCTCGACGTAAACGATACCACCTCAATGCTTGGCAACTATGCCCGTAACGGAGAAGTGATGCAGATGATAGCAGATAGCTTGGCTGCGAGGCTGGCGGCGGCAACGGAGGGTGTGTCACTTGCCGAATATGACAACTACACCGGCAATGATGACTTCGTTGATCTTCTACAATCAATGGGTGCTGACATTGTGGCCTTGCCATATATGCGTAATACCCGGATGTTCCCCGCCGACTTTGCCATGGCAGACGGGCGGGCCTACTATTGTGTAATACAGGTAAGGGACACAACGGTATTTACCGGAGTGAGGTTCGTGCTTGCTACGGCCGGGGTATATACTGCAGATAACTTTAACGGAGTGGCGCTGTACTCTGTATCCGGTACAACATATACACAGGTGGCAGTATCTGCCGATGATGGAAATATATGGAAAACCACTGCCCTGAGCGTGGGGACAAAGGCCTTTACTTCTCCCTACACGGCTGTTCCCGGCATATACTACTTTGCAATGGTCTATAATTCCTCGGCTCAAACAACAGCGCCATCAATTTATGCCTGCGACCCCTGGGCTTCGGCTAATTTCCTACTGAGTACGGGTAATAAAATAGCCGGTTATGTGGGTGCACAGACAACCTTACCCGCAACTGAGACGGCCGGGGATGTTACGCATTATACAAATACACCTTCAATATGGTTCTACTGAGAAATATAATCATAGGATTACTTTTCTCTGTTACTACCTTCGGGCAGACGACGTATTATATTGATCCTGCCGGAAGTAATGGAGGTACCGGAGCCTTTGATGATCCGTGGCAGACATTGGCATACGCCTGTACGCAGGTAACTACTTCGGGCGATATCATCCACGTTTACCCCGGCACGTACACGGAAACTGCTCAGTCGGAACTTTCTTTGGGGGTGAGCATTGAAGGGACGGATAAGTCAACGTGTATCATTACCTCAAGTACAACACTTAATCCCATTTTAAGAGTCGTCTCCGCAGCGGGCAATGCGCAGAACGGGAATCAGCATGTATCCGGTCTGACATTTGACGGTAACGGCACAACGGCATTGAGGGCTATAGATGTTTATTATCGGTCAAACGTCACTATTGAGGACTGCGACTTCAAGGACTTTCTTTATAACGGCGTCAGGTGGCTGGGCACTACCGGGGCATGGAACGCAACGCCAACCAATACGCTACCCACAGGAAATAAACTCATTAATTGCACGTTTGATAACTGTACACAATACACCGGATCGGGAGAAACGGGAAACGTAAGACTAAGCGGACAGAGCGGTTTTTTATGGCAGCGTGGTAGTATAACGCAATATAATGATGACAGGGGTAGTGGCCAAAATAGAAACCTTTGGGGGGGGTATCAAAATTATGGCTTAGAAATCGACAGCGTAACATTTACGAAGGATAACGATAACGGCACTGAGTGGAATTTCTTTGCCGAGCTTCATTTTTCGCACGGAGGCCTATATATACATGAGTGCACATTTAACGGAGCTGCATGCATGGATGTGTCAGGGGTTGTTAAGGGTACTTATAATTATGGGGCAATAATAGAGGACTGCACGTTTTCCACAACATCTTCTCCTGCATCCACTACTCATGATGAGCCATATCTTGACTTTGAAAGTTTTGACCTTGAGAATGACATAACAGTTACCCGGTGTCACTTTAACAACTCCCGCACAGCAATTAAAATAAACAACACATATACATCTGCAGCACGGATAAAAATTAATTACAATATTTTTGAAAATGTCGGTAACACGACAAACGCATATTCAAACGCAATACTTATACAGTCGAATTGGGCCGACACCGACCCCACACCAATGCGGGAGATTGACATACAGAACAACGTTATGGATGCTGGGCAACCCTCTTACTCGGGTATTTTAGTAAGTTGTTGGGGTGATATTGATGTCCTGAATTTAAAGAATAATATTATCTATGGGGGGTTTGGACGTCCTATTCGGTTTACACTTAACGGAGGCACACCTACTATTGACAGCGCAAATATCTCTACCAATAACTTTTATGGCAACACCAGCACGGCAATTTATTATGATGGGGGTGTGAGTTTTACAAATCTTATCGAGAGTGGGAACATAACGACTGATCCGCTATTTACTTCGTCAACTGATTTTAGTTTGCAGGCTTCATCACCGTGCATTGATGAGGGGACAAACGTAGGGTTAAGTGCTGATTATCTGGGTAATTTCGTGCCGCAAAATGTTGTACCTGACATTGGAGCTTATGAACATGCGTCTATTGCTCCGCCACCGGCAGGGGAGGCATTTAAGAAGTCAGGAAATAAATTTATGAAATCAGGCAGTGGATTTTTAAAATAGGTTGTCAGTTTTCGTCAAAATATGTTATCTTTGTAGAGTAGGTTTTTTCATGTTCAGGTTAGGGTTAATTGTCGAGGGGTCATTCAGGGTGGCCCCTCTTTTTTTGACGAAATGCGTAATTTATTACGTTAAACATGACGAAAATCATTGTTTGGGCCGTTTTTTTATTCGTAAATTGCACCTATAATTTAAACCTACAAACTATGCAACGTGTAAAAATCACCAAACAGGGCGACCTAAACGAGGGCCGAGAGGGGATAGCAGAAGTCATTGCCAGTGCAAACTATCCTGAACAGGCTGCCGGAATAGCTGTTTACTTCGACGGCGGACCAGGATTCACGATTTACGGATTCAACGAGATCAAAACCGTCGGCAATGTCACCGTTTACGAGGCCACACGATTAGCGTTTAACCAGCAGCGGGATATCTTCAGTGTGCTGGATTTGGTGCGCTCAGTCAGAAGAATTACAGGCCGTGAGTATTTGATGGATGGAACCATTCTCCGCCGCCTGAGAGAACTGAGAGAGGACGGCAGGGTAAAATACAGCATCTTTGATTACACAACAGCAAAATACAAAAAGAATGCCTGAGATCATCTTAAACGAAAAGCAGAAAGCCTACTGCAGGCAAGCCGAGGCTGATGGGAAGAAGTCATTTATCTCACATGACCTGATGTTTAACTTTCTTAACGGCAAGTGGGTGGTGACAAATGCGCACACAGGGAAAGAGTTTAAGGTGCTGAACAAATGAAGTACTTGGATAAACTCCTTAATCCCAAATGGAAAATAAAACGGGCCGCAATACTTCGCCGGGACAAACGAAAGTGTACTGTTTGTGGATCAAAGAAAGATTTGCAGATACATCACACATATTATGTCGAAGGACGGGAGCCGTGGGAGTATCCTAATAAAAGCCTTATAACTCTTTGCCGTGACTGTCATTATAAATTCCATTGTGAGCATGAAGTTAAGGTCAAAAAGGAGTGGCACAAAAAGAAACTGAAAAGAAAAAAGGCCGTAAATCTGAAGATCAAAAAGGTAAAGAAATTAAAACCATACGAAAGCCATGAACCGAGATACAGAAAGAAGGTTAACGGCGAGTGGCAAATAATTGAATCAAACTAACTAATAAAACAGAAGATGAGAACAAATCTTAAAATCGGAGAACAGGGATTTCCCATTGACAACAGCTATTCGTTTACTATCGGGAGTAAAGACGAACCACGATTGGCGGGGACAGCATTTGAGCATGCTAAGTTAGTGACGGTAGTCTCTAAACCTTATTATAAAAAAGCAAAAACTTGCTTAGGGAATAAGGTGAGGCATAAATTTGTTACCGTTATGTATGACAATAAATGCCATGTAATACTGGATGGTTTTGAGGATTAAGTGATTCGTAGACCATGAACTACACTCACTATATTTTAAAGAAGCAACCTATCAATCCTTCACTTTTAATCAGTGATTCCAGAGGCTGGCGAGAGTTGACAACGGCGGCGGTACTTCCGGCCTCAGTCGTGGGATTTGTTTTTGTCGCTGGACTTCTTCCGGTAGCTTTTACAATTGACTTAGGGAGAGGGGTAAAACTGAGGTACTATCAGAGACAGGCAAAGAAACGGCGGATTTCATACATTAAATGCGTCGTGCGCTCACTTGACCATGAGCCGGACAAAGATATCATTCAACTGTTAATTGCAGCATAACTTAAAAATAAACGATATGGGATTAAACGTATCAAAAGGCAATATGTATTCATGGGTTACTCACACATGGAATACAATCAAGGGGCAGTGCCCGCATGACTGCCAGTATTGCTATATGCATAAATGGGGAAAACAGAAGCCGGTAAGGTTTGACCATAAAGAGATGATGACCGACCTGGAACAAGGACATACAATCTTTGTCGGTTCGTCCTGTGATATGTGGGCAGAAGAAATACCGGACCCGTGGATTGCCGAAACTCTCCTCCGGTGTATGGACTTCAATAACACCTACCTCTTTCAGAGTAAGAATCCCCGCCGTTTTTCAGACTTTTTTAATCACCTGACAACTGATACAAAGTTTTGCACGACCATTGAAACAAACCGATGGTATCCGCAAATGGGTTGCACTCCGGGGCCGAAGGACCGTGCGTTGTTTTTACGGGAGTGGCCTTTTGATGTGTATGTGACTATTGAGCCTGTAATGGATTTTGATGTTGACCTGCTTGTTGACATCATTAAAATCTGTGAACCAAAGCAGGTGAATATCGGGGCTGATAGCGGGAATAATCACCTCCCGGAGCCGTCAAAAGAAAAACTGATGCAACTCATTGAAGCCCTAAAAGAGTTTACGGTTATTGACCAGAAGAGAAACCTAAACAGACTATTGATATGACCTATCAGGAAATGTGTCGCTACATTGTAGCAAAGGAAGGGTTTCAGGATTGGGAGGCGGCCCGGACAATCAGAAGTCGTAAAGAAGGGATAAGGACGGCCCGGCAAATATGCTTTTATTTGGCGAGTATCTTTTTTTACAGGCTGACATGGACTGAGATAGCCGGTATATTCAATTTAAACCACTCTACGGCTATTCACTCTGTTAAGGCTATCTCTGATCGCAGGGAGACCGAAAGGCGTTTTAACAGCAAAATAGAGGGCTACATCAAAGAAATAAACAGCATGATGAACCCGGAGGAAATTATATTGAAGGTGCAAACCGATAAAGAACTGGCCGAAATGCTATTCAAAAGAATAGATGATTTGAAACTTTTGGCCGAAACTTACTGCTCATTGACGGGTAAAAAGATGATTGAAGCGTGATATTATTTCTACAAACATGACGGAAGTCATTGATTTTGCGAAAAACATTTTATTAATTGCACCTATCAAAATCAAACGAGATGAAAAGAATTAACTTAACCAAAGCCCTGCTGATAGTCGGCACGGCTTATTTTTTAGTGATAACTTTAATCGGAATAATAAATTAAAACCTACAAAGATGACAACTGAAATCGCAAAGATTAACCCTGCTGAATACGGGTTACAAGAGGCACAAGTGAAAACCATTGAAGAAGCGTTTATGCCGAAGATCATTGAACGTGACGGACTGATGCAGGTTTATGAAACCTTGATCACTGAAGAAATTACACCTGAGCTATGCGTACGGGCGAAGGCATTAAGGCTTAAGTTTGTTAAAGTCAGAACTGGCATTGCCGATATTCACCGGACACAGAAAGCGTTTTATCTCGCTGCCGGGCGTTACGTTGACGCATGGAAGAACAAAGAGACTACACCCATTGAACAGGTGGAAGAAACCCTTGAAGGTATTGAAAAATATTGGGAGAACATTGAGAAAGAACGTAAAGCCAAACTGAGAGCCGAAAGAGTTGCCGAACTTGAGAAATATGAAGTTGACGGATCTCTGATTATGCTCGGCGAAATGGCCTCCGATGTTTGGGAAAACTATCTCGCAGGTGTGAAGCTTCAGTACGAAAATCGCAAAGCTGCTGAGCGCAAGGCTGAAGAGGACAGACTCGCGGCGATTGAAGCAGAGAAGAAACGCCAGGAAGAGATCAGACTTGAAAACGAAAGGCTGAGAAAAGAGCGTGAAGAACTTGAGCGCAGGCAGGAGATTGAACGCAAAAAGTTACAGGCTGAAAAAGAGAAAGCAGAGAAGGCCCGCAAAGAAGCCGAAGCGAAGATGCTTGAACAGGCAAAAAAGGATAGGGAGCAACTTGAAGCGGCAAGGCTTGAAAAAGAAAAAGCCGAAGCTGAACTAAGAGCAAAGAGAGAAGCCGAGGCAAGGGCGCAGAAAGAAGCTGAAGAACGTGCTATTGCAGAAGAAAAAGCCCGTATAGCTGCCGCAAAGAAAGCCGCTGCCGCACCCGATAAAGACAAGTTACTGAAGCTGGCTGAGGATCTGAAATCATTCCCATTGCCACAGGTAAAAACTACTGAGGCACAGGTAATTTTATCCTCAGTTCATGCGCTGATATTGAAAATAAATTCGTATATTGTTGAGAAAACCAACGAGTTATGACAACTATCGCAGATGAATTAAAACAGTGCCTGCCAGAGATGCAGACCGCATCGGACAAGATGAAGAAGCTGCTGGATACTCCGGGGATCGTGTGGCCGGAAGTTGAAGAGTTGAAGACAATAGACACCGTAATCATTAACGGTGATCCGTATCGGGAGGTTGAGGTCTCAGATGAAAATGGTTGTGACGGATGTGCATTTTTAACGATCAATTGCTTTAATTTCTCACGTCCCCATTGTTCGTCAAGGCTTCGTGGTGACGGCAAATACGTAATCTTCAAAAAAGCCTAATCATGCAAGCAATAGAAAACCACTGGCTGACCCGTGACAGGGCGTGGAGAGAAGAAATGACCGCACCTGAACCGTCAAATGAGATGCCGAAATGGAATGAGCTATACTGGACCAAAAAGTCAGTCATTGACCGTGACGGAACTACAACTTATTACCTGATGACGGCAACGCAAAACGGCCTCACATATGAAGGGACCGGCATATTGGAACGCAACAAATTAATCATTGTTGACAACATTGAGATAAAGAAATAATAACTATCTTTAAGATATGGAAAGCGAATTTATTACAGGGTTTACGCCCGTTACAGCAAAAGAAGATTACTATGACCTGAAAGATTTTATTTCCTACTCAGGTCTGAAGAATCTGAAAACCTCCCCGGCACATTACAAGCAATACAAAGATGAACCTGCCGAAGTTGAGACTGATGCGATGGCTTTTGGTTCGGCCTATCATACCTATATCCTGGAACCTGAAAAGTTTGAGCAGACTTATTACGTTTTTGATGATGATGCAATTTATCAGGTACTCATAGGCGAAGGATTCAAGTCGCCCAGAAATACCAAGCAATACAAAGAGTGGCAGGAATCCGAAATGAGACTGATAGGTGACAGAAAAACCATTGACAAATCTGACTTCCAGAAGATCAAAGACATGAAAGAAAAGCTGATGCAGCATTATTATTGCAGGGCTTTACTCTCAAAAGGTGAACCGGAGAAATCAATAACCGGGGTCCTTCATACAACTGAAGGAGATATTAACCTGAAAGGCAGGCCGGATTATATCAGACCAGAAAAACACTTTATCATTGATCTGAAAACAACCTTTGATGCTTCGATTGACGGTTTCGCCCGTGCGGCTGCTGATGGAGGGTATCATATTCAGGCTGCACTTTATTCTGACCTTTTGGAGATGATCACGGGTGACGGCCGGGGCTGGTCATTTTATTTCATTGCTCAGGAAAAACGCAAACCTTATGCGTTTAACATCTTCGAGGCCTCACCGCAATTTATCGGACAGGGCAGGTATGAATACGAACAACTCCTGAAACTCTATCAAATGTGCCTGAAAGAAGGCCGCTGGCCCGGATACCAGGTATTTTGTCCGTGGAAGTCCGGTAACGTTGAACTGAACCTTCCGCCGTGGGCAGTAAAGAAAATTGAATTTTTTAATCATAAAATCTAAGACATGGAAAACCAAACACCGGCAGTGATAAAGCTGCCAACAATTCAGGATTTAGTTGCCGGAGACATTGCCCTGAAATGGCAACAGAATGAACTTAACCGGCTATTGAATGAAGAACCGCCAAAGGCATGGTTAAAAGATCATCCAATGGCAAAGGGCGTGAAATACCTGCCTATTGAAAGGATTGAATACATGCTGACCCGGATATTCAAAAAGTGGAACGTTGAGGTCAGGCAGGTGCAGGTCATTGCTAATTCAGTTGTAGTGACCGTAAGGCTGTTTTATCAGGACGTTCTTTCTAATGATCTACTGTGGCAGGACGGCATAGGTGCCGCACCGATTCAAACCGACAAGGGGGCCGGAGCAATGCAGTGGGATAAAGCAAAAAGTGATGCAGTGATGAAAGCTGCTCCCGCTGCCGAAAGTTATGCCGTAAAAGATGCAGCAGAAAAAATCGGTAAACTGTTTGGCAAGGACATGAACCGGGCCGACAAAATAATGTATAATACACTCCCTGAGGTTAAGCGGGAGGATAAACTTGCTGACCTTGACGAAGAACCAAAAACAGAATAATCATGTCAACTATCTCAGGAAAATTAAATTTAATGCAGCTTAAAGCTGCTATCCGTCGCATGGACGGGGCAAACGGACCTATTGATTGCGTTGTACTCCCTATTGATGCAAACCATTTTTTTAGGGGCGAAAAGGGTATTTATCTGGACCTTACGGCCTTTGAGCTGAAAGAAAAGAAAGGAGAAAGTAAAGATACCCACTTGGTAAAACAGTCATTGCCAAAAGAAGTATATGAGGTACTGACTGATGATCAGAAAAAAGCTCTTCCTATACTTGGCAATCTTAGGGTATGGGGTGAATGGACCGAGCCGGAACCTACTTCAAGTATGGAGGTCAGTGATGAGATTGATAAATTGCCGTTCTGATGAAAAATCTCGACGATGAAGCCCAGATGACCGACAGGGAAAGGGCTTTTACAGACAAGCAGAAGATACGGCAGATTGCCAAGTGCGGAGACATAAGGGGGAAGGTCATGCTGACTATCCCCCGCCTCCGGGCGACGTACTTTTTTCGGTCAATGAAAGAGTTGAAAGAAAAGCGCAGCCGGTATGAGTTGTATGAAGGTGAAGGAACGGTGAAATGAAAGACACTGATTACACGAAACTAATTGAACTCACTCCTGTGGGTGGCGGTTATCTTCCGGTAAATGAGGCTGCTCATTCGCTGTTAGATAACTGCCACTCCGGGGAGGTTCTAACCTTTCAGGAGGTGAGCGCACGGGACCTTAATTTTCACCGGGCTTACTTTTCTTTGATAGGTTATATTTACGACTGGCTCCCGAAAACATTTAAAGAGACAATTCCCAAAGACCGATTCTATCAATTTTTGAAACATCTGAAAGGTGAATACAAAATCATCTTTGAGTTTAAGGACGGCACAAAGTTCATTGAATACCAGTCAATCGCATTTGGCCGGATGTCTCAAAAGTCATTTGAGGAATATGTGCGCAATCAATTACCCTTCATTTACGGCGAGGTGATCCAAGTTTTGTATAAAGATAAGGCCACATCTGACCGGGTAATTTTGGCGATTGAAGATGAGTATCAGAGATTTTTAAGTAAGCTATGAAACCCGCCGCGCAATTAACCCCTGAAGAACTATTCAACCTACTCGCCGGGATAATCAAACCGGTGACAGAAAAATCTTTGCCAAAAAAGCGGAAGATTAAAAAATAGTTTGTACATTTGTATCAGCTAACAATACATCTAATGACGCAAATCACAAAAATATTGAGCCTGAGTAAATGCGATGCCGTGCGTCACGGGTTAGCCATTGTATTGAAAGGGCTCTTTTATTTATAAGGCCATGCAATTTTTAGAAAAGGAACTTGAAACAATCATCTATGATTCTTTTTGTGATCATGATGTATATGAAAAATTACAGAAGAAAGGATTAGTAATTCCCCTCCCATACTTATTTAAAAGGCAGCTTACCATTGGCAACTATGGAACATCTGATCTTGTTACGCTTGAAAGACCGACAATGGTTCCTGTTAGTATTGAGAGGTTCGTATTTGAGCCAACGGTTATAAGGGTATGGGAGTTGAAGCAGAACACTATTAATATGGAATCATTGCTTCAGGTTACGAGATATATGACCGGGATTAAGAGTTGGCTGACAAGGGCAAAAATACAGGGGAGGAAAAAATATTATTATCCCTCTAATATTAGAATTGAAGGAGTATTGATCGGCAGAACTATAGATACGCATTCTGATTATTTATATTTATTTAATCATTTCCGTAGTGATGATTTTGAAATTTTTGGCGACGTTCGTGTGTTTACATATAGTTATGATTATGATGGATTGAGTTTTAACGAAGAAAACATGTCTGATTATAGGCTTTCAAAAGAGGGATTCTAATCATGAGCAAAGACCCGGCATTTTTATTTTACTCTAAAGATTGGTTAGAGGGTACAGCGGAGTATATGCCTGATGAAAAAGGTGTATATATTGACTTGCTCTGCTACCAACACCAAAGGGGTAGTTTGCCCACTGATATAAATCGGTTAGCAAAAATGGTCGGCCTATCTGATGAATATTTTTTGAAAATATGGTCGGTTATTTCAGTCCATTTTGAGCGAACGGATAACCGATTGGTTAACCGAAAGCTAAGCGACCTAATGACCGAACGGTTAGAACGGGGAAGAATAAATACAATAACAGGCACATTTGCAGCACTTTTACGACTTGGAGGATACAACAAAACAGAGTTTGCATTTCTGAAAAAGTGCTTTAAAGTATCAGAATTTAACGAGATCGAAACCGAACGGTTGACCGAACGGTTGACCGAATGGATATCAGATCGTTTAAAAAGCATTGGAGATGTAAATAAAGATGCTGATTATGTTTTATTGTTTAATAAAGTTATTAGTGATAATAATTTAATTTTAAGTGATGAATTTAAAAGTTTAATATTAGAGTGGCTGAAATACAAAAGTGAAAAACGACAGACTTATAAAGAAACCGGGTTAAAAAGTTTATTGATTAAAGTGATGCAGGATACCGGAGGCAATGCAGAAGAATTGCGAAAAATGATTTTATATTCAACATCGAAAAATTACGACGGACTATTCAAGGAAAAAGATAATGGAGTCAATAAAAAAAATACTGGAGCAACACCTGCCGAAATTGCAGGAGCAGTCGGAAAACATTTTGCCTCAGATAGAGAAGGAAACTATTAGCCTATATCATGGAGAGTTGACTGCTAAATGTGTGGTTGATCAGACGGCCAAAATAGCAAAGGCATTCCCATTGCTTACTCCAGGATTTTATGATATGTTGTCAGAGAGAATAAAAGATAAGGGGTTTTGTGATGAAAGATTGAAAGATGCCGTTTCGTATGTTATTGACAACTGCCCATACCCTACTCCAACAATAGCAAATTTTATCAGTTATGATCGAACTGTTAAATTTAAAACCTATGACGAGATGTGTAAAGAAGCATTGACCAGTGATAGTATTTGGCGGGAGTGGTTAGCGGTTAAATATCCTGACATGCCTAAAACAGTGTGGGTACATGCAAACGACGTTCAGAAATACAATCTTCAGAAGTACGTTATAGCAAATGGATGAACTTAAACAATGGGTAACAAGCGAGATGCAGCCTGAAGTGTGGTTAAAGGTAAATGCTTATCAGCTGGGTGCAATTAAAACGATGATTGCGGAGCAGTACGGCTGGCCTGAGTTTACTCTAAACATCAATAATTCAGGGGATAAAGTAATGAAAGTAATGGTATGGTAAACGAGATAAGAAGATAAACCGATGTCATATTCCAAAGGAAATAAGAGAGACAGTAAGCACTACTGGCTTACTCCGCCCGATTTATATGAGCAGTTAAGAATTGAGTTTGATTTTGATTATGATCCCTGTCCTTATCCAAAGCCTGATGATTATAACGGACTTGAGGCTGAATGGGGGGGAGAGTAATTATGTTAATCCTCCGTTTGGGAGTTACAAGGATAGAGTAACAAATAAAAAATACGGGCCAACGGCATGGGCAAAGAAGGCTATTAAGGAATTTAAGAAGGGCAAGCGGGTAGTTTTTGTGTACCCAGTAGACAAATGGGTTTTGATGATGTTAGAAGCAGGCGCAACAGTCAGGAACCTGAGAGACATAAAATGGCTCTCTACCGAAGACGGGGAGGCGGGAACTGGAACAGGTCGTCATATTGCATGTTTTATTATGGATCCTCCGGGATTTAAGAAAAAAAATGATACGGCATTAAGAGAATTATCTGATCATAAACACTTGCAATCTATGTTTAATCAAAAAAAACTATTCTAATGACCCCTGCAGAGAAACTCCGACTTGTAAGAATGTACGGCACGTTAACCAATGTTGACGGCAAATGGGTATTTAAGGCTGACCCTCAGAAGAAGTGTGAGATCAGGGAGATGACGCATGAAAGCCGGTGGGCATTAATAGAACTTGTTTACGATAATTTGAGAGGAATACGGATATGGTAAAAAAGTTTACAACACTGGATATAGAGATTGCGGTTATTGATTATTTTCGGCCCCGACAGAATCTCGTCGTCCCTAATGTTAGCTGGGGGCTTCACAATAAGGAATATAAGTCATTGCATGAGTGCGATGTTCTTATTCTGAGCGGTGATAGTTACGCAACGGAGGTTGAGATTAAAATCAGTAAAGCCGACTTATTGAAAGACCGGGAGAAAAAACACGGGCATCATCACAATCTCATCCGTCGCCTGTACTTTGCTGTACCTGCGGAGTTGAAGGAAATCGCTCTTGAATCTATCCCCGACCATGCCGGACTATTGGTTGTGTCAAATGCCGTTAAGAAGTGGTATGGCCCATACGGCGCATCTCGTGAAATTGAATACGTGAAAGTTACAGAGGTCAGGCCCTGCAAGGTCAACACAACAGCAATAAGATGGACCGAAGCACAACGCCTGCAGCTTGCGAGACTTGGTACTATGCGAATACTGGGATTAAAAAGAAAAATACAGAAGTTAAATGAAGAAAAAGAAGTCACTCAGTAAGCTCAAAGAAGAGGCGTGGAGCCTGTTTTCTGCCCGAAATATTTGCTCATTTAAAAAGTAATATGTATATTGCACTCGAATATGTAATATATGAGTTATGAGAAAAATAGAAATAACCGAAGGCGATAGATTTGGGAAGTTAGTAGTTATGTATGAGGAAGATCATAAAGTACTCCCATGCGGACAGACTAATAGAGTAATTAGATGTGTTTGTGATTGTGGCAAGCAGACTTCGGTTAGGCTTTTACATTTAATTCGAGGTAGAATAAGGTCTTGTGGATGCCTGGGGGGTGAGATTCATGGGGGAACAGGAACCGTTTTATACAGAAGATGGCGTGGCATGATTAATCGTTGTTATATGCCATCCTTCCCTAATTCATACACCGCAAATAATATTACTGTTTGTGATGAGTGGAGGCATAGTTATTCAAAGTTTAGGGAGTGGGCAATGAATAACGGATACAAGCGAGGGCTAACAATTGACAGAATAGATAATAATAAGGGGTATTATCCAGCAAATTGTCGTTTTGTAACAGTATTTGAAAACGCCAATAATAAGTCAGACACTATTTATGTTAATTATCATGGGGAGACTATGCCATACATGGTGTTGATACGAAAAAAGAAATTGCTTAGACACGAAGCTACTATCAGATGTAGGATTAAGCGGGGCTGGAATATAAATGATGCCATAGACAAACCAATCAGGCAGGGCAATTATAAGCGAAAGGTATTCACGGAGGAACAAGCGGAGGCGGCACAAAAGAAAAAACATAAATACAAGCCAAATTATTACTTAAAGAAAATAGCCGAAAAGGAAGCCTTGAATAATGAAAACGCATATTAAAATATACATGAATTATTTTGGCTACGGAGAACAGGATACAATTCTTTGCGAAGTGTGCGGAGCCAGGGCTGTGGATATCCATCATATAAACGGCAGGGGCAAGGGGAGGGATGTCATAAGTAATTTGATGGCACTATGCCGGAAGTGCCACAACGCTGCTCATGGACTTGAAAAAACCTATTTACACAAAGATGTTTTAACAAAGATTCATGAAAAAAACCTTTAATTATGACGAAAATCATTGTTTACTATTCAAAAAATATTTTAAATTTGAAATAAAAACGACCATGTACAAAGTAATAACGCCCGCCGGAAGTATTGAGGTCGAAACATTGGCCGAAGCAAAGGAATATAAGAACCTTTACGGATACCCGTATGTAAAAGTATCTAAACCCGAAGATTATCTTCGTCCTGATGAGTTGGATGTTGATGCTTTTGGGAATTGTTATTCTGATGCATATCCTGGATTATAAACCAAAATAAAAACCATGAAAATCCTACTCATTCTTTTAGTCATTGGAATTGCTGTCTATATTTTATGGGTGCAGCAATCAGAGATAAACCGGAAGTGTGTTTCACGAAGAAAGTATTCTGACCTGTGGGACTTTTACCATTTTGTTGGAACCTGTCACATGAATGAAAAGAACCGGGCATATATTTCAGACCGGATAAAAAGCGAAAGGTCACTGAGTGAAGATGAAAAGGCCCTTCACATAGTTGATATTTGCGAAGAGGTATTTGATGCAAGGTTTAACAGGATAAAGAAATAAGACGATGGCAGACAATATGCCTTTTAAGTTTGCGCCCTTGTGTTCATGTTATTTTATGACCTGGACTTCCGGCGCATAGATCATCTATTACTTGGTGCCGTATGGCCTATAAGTATGTGGTTTTTAAAGTAATCAATAACCCCCAAACAACAGAGAGATGAAAAAATGGAAATTTTCCGTACACTTCTGGGGTAGAAAGAATATGAAGAAGTACAGTGTCATGTTCGCCATTATCCCCACTATTGGTTATTTGACCGGGTTATATAACCATAAAGTCGAACACTCGATCTGTCTATTGTGGTTGTTTTATGAAATCGAATTTACACTAAGATTGGAGGATGAGCCATGACCCCCGAAGAAAGAAATTGCGGCAATAATAAGAATTTGTGATATCAATAACCCCCAAACAACAGAGAGAAAATGAAACCTATTAAACAGATTTATTTGCATATTCCCGATAAGCAGCATGGAGATTGCTGGAGGGCTTGTCTTGCCTCTATTTTGGAGTGCGATATTGATACATTCCCATATCATAATGGAGATATAGCTTGGGCTGACGAATGGGATGAGGTTATGAATATTTTGGTATTATTGGGATACTATTATAGCACTGTGCCAGTTGGTTTGGCACATCAAGGGATACTTGATTGCCCTGACACCGACGGCTATTCTATTGCGATTGGCAAAAGTAATAGGGGAGTTAATCATGCTGTGGTTTGGAAAAATGGAATGGCCCATGATCCTCACCCTGAAAATACGGGGTTAATTGAAATTACGAGATTTGAAATTCTTACAAAAATATCTTATCAGCCACAGCCATGACAGACGAAAGTATCATGCCATTTGGCAAGCACAAAGGAGAGAAGCTGGCAAATGTACCTCCTGAATATCTCCTGTGGCTATACGATGAAGGCAAGTGTTACGGTGAATTGCGAGCCTATATTGCCGATAACATGGATTCAATTAAAGCTGAAATAGAATACAAAAACAAACAGAAAAGATGATAGAAGAAACGATGTTTATTCAAGACATTCTGCCGTCGCATTATGCGTGCGAGCCAAGAGAGATGGGCGTACATTGTAAGTCTATGATTGGATTTACTGAAGCCGAAGAACCGTATTGGAATGTTATAGTTACTGCCATTAAACTCAAATATCATGAAAGGTTCATGGAAATATATCATCAGACCTGTACTGGGCACTGTGAGTTTACGGTGTATCTCAGACCCAAAAAGACCGTAATGGAATTGTTATTTGGACATAAATAGATCAGCCATGACAACATCAGATAAACTCCTCAAAGAAACCCAGTACCTGAATTTCATCTCAGAGCAACAGCCCGGGAAGAAAACAAAGGTGATCCATGTAATCAATAAGCGATCAGAAGATGAGATTGCCACAATCGAATGGTACGGGGCATGGCGGCAGTACTGCTTCTTTCCCTCACTCGAATTTGACACGGTGTGGAATGACGGGTGCCTGCGGGACATCATAGAGGTTCTGTCAATGTTAATGAAAGAAAGGAGAGACAAACATGAGTAATACATCAGATAAACTCAGAGAATTTGCCGATAAGTGGGGATTTTCGCAGGACAAAACCGACGAGGGATTTCTTATTGATAATGACAGAACAAGGCAATGTCTTTCCGACCTCACCGCCATCATCAGCGAAGGGTATGTAGAAAAGGCTAAGTACGATGAGGCTGTTCGGCAGCGGGATGAACTGATGGAGGCGTTGGAAGAACAGAAAAGATTATACTTCAATCTTTTCGACGAGGATGTGAGCTGTATGTATTGTGAGGTAAAATTAAAGCGTGGCTCTGCTATTATTCTCTGCAAGGAATGTGCCGAAAGTACTGAGGTATGACAGATGCAACCCACATACATATGCCATCCAGACGGGAGGTAAAAATTAAGAAGTTATACGATTCTATTGCAGTCTGCCTTGTCGACCCATACCCCATATCGATTATGTGGGGTAAGCAGGAATATGCAAATACGATCATTGTAAAGGTTGAGGACTTAACACCGATAAAAAATGAAATTAAAATTTGAGAGAAGATTCCCCGAATTTCAGTGTCCGTATTGCGGCATTGACATAGAGGATAAAGACAATAAACTTGTGCATAGGGTTTTATTTGTCAATGAGAAACCAAGAACAAAAGTAACGTGTGGCAACTGTCACCAGAAATTTGAGTTATGGTTGAATGATATGGATGGGGTATTGGTCCCATATAAAATTGAAGCCGCAATCAAAAACACCGAGAGATGAAAGCAGCGATAATTATTTTGAGTGTTGTGGTGGTGGGGCTGGTTGCCCTGTTGTGGTGGCTTATGAAAGCATTTGGAGATACATTTAAGTGGAACTAATTATGGAGAAGCCGTTCACAAAGGAGATACTTTACAAGCTCGCATTTAAAGAGGCTTGTGATATGCTTGTCCGCACAAAGTGGTATAAAACAAACGCATCGGCGGAAGGCTCAATACTAACATTAATCAAAAAACGCCATGGAAAACCAATTAATTAGGGGGCAGGTATTTGATGTGCTATTTAATTATGCCGAAAAATGGGGTAGTATTTGTACGGAGTCTGATTGCGCCACCGTCCGTGACGAAATCTGCTTACGGATAGATCAGTCCCAATTTACGGCAGATGAGGCAGAAGAGCATATCAATCAGGAGGTGGAGCGCAGGATAGCGGAGAGGATGCCGAGCGATGAGCTTATAGAAGAAATCCAAGAAAAGTCACTTTTGGAATATGAAAATGCTCCAATTTGTGAAATAGATTATTATTCGGGATTTGAGGATGGCGTTAAGTGGCTTCGCTCCCGCCTGACAAACCAAAAGACGGAAGGAGGTGGGGAATGAAACGCTTTACAGTACTCGGTCACAAAGTCAATATTTGTCGGGACATTGAAGAATGGGGCAGGATGTTTTATGGCGTTCCTGAAGATATTGATTTTTCTACGCTTGATAATAGGGAAGAGCTTGAATCTGAATGTATGGGATTTGCCCAGCCTGAAGATGGTGAAATATGGATATATGTCCCCAGGGATTGCAGACAAAACGATCTCGCCGAGACAATAGCTCATGAATTAGGTCATGTAATTGAGTTTGACGGGACGGGCCTTCCAGAAGAGATACGTCAAGAAAAGAAGGCAGAACATTATGAGAACTTCTACAAGTTGGTAATGCAAATAAGATCAAAGATTTGCGGAATTATTTTAATCAATAACCCCCAAACAACAGAGAGATGAACGACGACTACGAAAAATTAGGAACACTGATTGATGACATTGAAAATCTCAGCTTTGCATTGCAAACTAATATGTCTGCCGAGCTTCATGTAGAACAACTAAAGAAGATACTCCCCGAAAAGGTGCAGGAGATGAAGGATGTGTTTGTAAAGATCACCGGAGAGAATCCGTGGGAATAATTAAACAACAGAGAAAAAATGAAATGTATTAAATGTGGATGTTCAATGTTTGACAGGATGCTGCATAGAACTAATCCTGTAGGACAATCTGATGCAGGGTGGATGTGTATGCCCTGCATTGAAAAACACGAACCAGAATTGGCAAAGAACTTAAAAGGAGAGGCGGATTTTGGTGTGGTAGAAGATATTGAGAATATCATAATTTCTGACAACAAAAGATCACAGTCATGATCCCCGAAAGAAAACAGGCAGAGAAAATAATCGCTTATGAATGGCATAATACTGACACTGGACATTGTTATGTTGATTATGTGCCACGTAACCTGATGGATGAAAATAACGGCTATACTAAGACACCGCTGTTTAAGAGAGAGGAAATACTGCACATAATAGGGAATGACTTCTGTAAAATCATTGACAAAGAAATCGCCCTCAGAGTAGCCGAGGCAACAAAAGGGATGTATCCGAAAGAGTTTGTGAAGTGGTGTATTTATGATGAGGAACTATTTTATGGAAACCTAAGTGAAGAACTAATAACCAATAATTACGGTGGTTTTAAGTCTCTTGATGAACTTTTTGAATACTGGAAACAAAACATAAGGAAATGACAGCAGAAGATTTAAGGCATCAATTTCACAATGAACAGGGCATATCATGGGAGAACTCACAAGGAGAACCTGATATTGATTATGTGATATGGCTTGAACAGAAAGTAATAAGATTGAAGTCGGTAGAGGCGAAGATGCCGAGCGAGGAAGAGGCGTTGCAGTATTTCAATAATCATTTTGACTGCTATACTGATGTTGAAATAGATAATTACACAACAACAGAGATAGCTATGACAAGAAGTGCGATATTAAAGATGGTTGAGTGGTTTCGCAACCGCATAAAAGGAGGAGAAAAAAATGAAAGCAAGTAAACGTGACAACTTAATCGGCAGCCTTTGCGCTGCTGCGGTACTGGCCGGTGGTATTATTTTGGCTATTTTGCTTTTTGCGTAAAAAATAATAACTTTGAGGTATGAAAAAACTAATTCTTATTCTATTTGCAGCAATAATGACGTCATGCACTTGTGTAATGTCACAGATACCGTCACAATCGCTGTACGTTGATCAATCCTGCGGAGCCGCACTGCCTGACTACCGGCTGCGGATGACCTTCACAGATAATTGTCAGATTGATACGGTTGAGCAAACACCCACGCCTGGTTCATGGTTAACTCAGAGGTACAACACTGTACTCATAAGGGCTATCGACAACTTTCAGAACCACACCGATGTATTATTTTCAGTTGAACTAATTGACACAATCGGCCCTGCGCTTGTACGATGGGACACGACACTAATCACCGATGCGTTCGGTAAAATCTCTACACTTTACAACGTTGCTGACCGGACGTTAGCTTATGAAGAGATGTGGTTTGATGCTAATTTTGATTGGGCTGCAGCGGGGATACCCGATTCACTTCAACCGACAAACGAGTATTTCAACAAAGTCATGTTAACATGGTCCTCTCCGGGCCTTGCCTTCGGACTGCCCGGTAATCGTATCCATACGTTTGTTAATCCGGGTGATACTTTGATTATTCCAATAGATTACTAATTTCCCTGTTCATCCTTTGTGTATTTTGATCCGTTCAAGTCCCTGCAAGTGTGGGGACTTGTTTTTTATTTGTAATTAATTATTTGTATATTTGGCACATGATTACAACAGGTGATAAGGGTAAAAGACATAGTAAACAAATGCCAAATAAGCATGAATGATAGCGGTTATATAGCTATCTACGGCCACTACTATGCTGAAGGCGGAACCAAATCCGAAGCCCTGGTTAACCTGTTGGATGAAATAAATGCCGAAAGAGGATATAGAGATTTGAGGCGAAGGATGAAAAAGAGAGTTTTCTGGAACAGTATTTCAATGAACTAATGGCAACGCATGATCAGTGGCTGATGTTTTTCTATACTATCAATATCGATGTTTGTCATTTTGATTTAACTCATTCGCCGCTTTTTCTGTGGGAATTCATAGGACAAAAACCTGAAGCTATGTATGACTTTAATTGTCACGTCCATCTTTTATCTACTCCGTCATGGGCAAGCTAAATGTTGTTGTTGTCATGACTTATTATAACCGCATTGAACAATTGCGGTTGACACTGGAATCAATTAACAAATCCAGGTACAAGGATTTCAAAGTAATTATAATTGATGATGCTTCACCACAGGAAATCTCAGGAATAGGCGATTATAAATTTCAAGTTGACATTTACAGGCTTGTAGAAAAGATTTCATCTAATCCGGGTCCGCTTTATAACATCGGATTTAAGTATGCGATTGACAAAGGCGCGGATGTGATAATCATTCAAAATGCAGAGTGCTATCATGAAGGCGATATTGTTACTCATGCTTCACAGATAAAGCCTAATGAGTATCTTACTTATCATTGTTATTCACTTGCCAAAGATCAGAAGATAGGCGTAGAGAGGCGTGATTTACTTCCATTGGAATCCGGTGATGAAGGCTGGTATAACCACGAAATGGTACGTCCGACAATGTTTCATTTTTGTTCAGCAATAAACGCCCGTGACCTTAAAAGATTAAACGGATTTGACGAAAGATTCGCGAAGGGTATTTGTTATGAGGACGATTACTTTGTTCATCAGATTAAGAATCTGAAACTTGATGTTAAGTTTATTCACGAGCCGTTTGTTTACCATCAATGGCATTCAATTGAGCCGCGCAATCCTGCCCTGACTGCATATAATGAACAGATATGGACTTCGCTTAAAAATAATACAGAGTATCGCGCCAAGCATCTCATCACCCAGGATTTATGATAAGCGTGGTAATGGCATACTATAACCGGCAGGCACAACTCACGAGGACACTAATCTCAATGAGTGAAAGTAAATACAGGGATTTTAATGTTGTTATTGTTGATGATTGTTCGCCGGAAGATATTGTTTTACCGGAGCTTCCGTTTGAAGTTAAGGTAATCAAAAACAAAGTAAAGGCTATTAATTCCGTACCAGTATTTAACCAGGGATTCAATGAAGCCTTAAAATTCAATCCTGATGTAGTTGTAATCCATAATCCTGAGTGTTATCATGTAGGCGATGTACTGTTAAGGGCCAGAGATGTAAAAGAAGATGAATACCTTTCTTTTGGGTGTTACATGGTTGATCGCGAAACCTCAGAGAGTGATTATGACATAAATAAAGTCATAGCAAACGATAATCACGTAACAACAACGGATGAGAACGGCGACTGGGGTAATCGTAACGGGTGGGCTAATCATCCTGTTTATGACCCCGTGGCTTTTCATTATTGCTGTGCTTTGAGAACTGAGAACCTTATCCGGTTAAACGGCTTTGATGAACGGTTTGCTTTCGGTTTAAGTTTTGACGATGATTACCTTGTAAGACAAGTGCGTAATTTAGGATTGAAGATTAATATAACTGAATTTCCTTTTGTCGTTCACCAGTGGCATCCTAATACTCAAAAAATGAGCCAATATTATGACTTGTGGAAAGCAAACGAAAGGGTATTATATGATATTATCCCTTTGAAAGAATATCGTGCCAAACACTTAATAACGCCTGACTTATGTGGAATTTAAGGGTCCCGAAAATGCTTCACATATACTGGGGTGGCGGTACGCTCCCGTACATGAGGTATCTTACGGTTAAAACGTTTATTGACTTGAATCCTGATTGGGATGTGTATCTATGGACCCCGATGGTAGAATCAAATAATGTATCATGGTGTTCCGGTGAAAATAGTTACAAGGTTGTTTGCCGCGACTATATGCCTTACCTTTTGAAATTACCGGTTATCCATACGGTAATTGACTTTAGTGAGTATGGTTTCACTCGAAACAGCGCAGAAGTTCACAAGGCTGATTATATGAGAATCACCCTATTGAATCATTACGGCGGGTTATGGTCTGACATGGATATAATTTACTTCAAACCAATGAATGAATTATATGTCAATAAACCTCAGTATGAAGATAAGGAAGCATTTGGATGTATAGCACATTATGGTCATTCGACTGGATTCGTAATGGCACAGCCGGATAGCAGGATGTTTAAAACGCTTGCAAACAGAATCCCGGAATGTTTCAGCCCCGGATCGTATCAATGCTTAGGTCCGGATTTGTTTAATAAGTATTTCAGAAATAAGATCCCTGGCGGCGTTAATTTGTCAGTGGATGTAGTGTATGCTCACGATGCGCTTAACCAGGGGGATTTGATTAAACTTAAAAAAGGACGATTTACAGAAAAATCAATCGGGTGTCATTGGTACGGCGGTCATCCAATGTGGGGAAGGTTTATCAGAGACACAAACGGAGGGCTTGAAAATTTACAGGATAATTTGATAAGTAATTTAATCAGAGATGGACAATTACGGAACGCATCAAAAAGTATTGTTTAAAGCAGTTGAGCTAACTGATAAAAATGTTATTGAGTTTGGTGCAGGGGACTTCTCTACGCCGCAGCTTCACGAGCTTTGCAAGGGCAGAGTATTGGTAACAGTTGAGAATAATGCTGACTGGCTGTTGAAATTCATGCACCTTGAAAGTGATAACCATTTATTGTACAACTCTCCTAATTGGATAGTTCCTGAATCATGGGGTGTTGTATTTGTTGATAACGGTACATGGGAAGCAAGGTTAGAGGTTATTGATAGATATCGTGATAAGACTGATTTTATGGTAATACACGACACGGAAGCTATGGCAAACTGGGCTATTGTCGGACCTGCTGCTGCGAAATTTGCAAACATAACCGATTGGCACGTTTATTTTAAATACTTCGCCGAATTCCAAGATAATGAAGGCGGCCCGTGTACTATTTTAGGGAGTAATTATATTGATATCAGCATGATCGAGATTGACGGCATGAAAAGAATTTACAGATGATAATAAAAGATTTAATTTTTGCAGCGAATATTCTACTTGACATTGAAGAAATGCACCGCGACGGCAGTGCACTCTCATTGGATTACATTAGTAAGAAATGCAGAGAGTTCAAGATACCTGAAGCCGAAGCGGATTTGATTAAACTTGTCAGCCGGTGTACTCCGGTTTATAACATTGGAACGGTTAATTATGATTTTGACAGTCAATTGATATAATTTGTACCTTTGCGTTATGATACGTTGTAAAAAAGATAAATGTATCGTCTATTCAAAGAAAGGCAAAAGGCTGTCAGGGCCAATGAGTAGAAAAGCCGCAGAGAAACGACTGGGGCAGATTTAATACTTTAAGAGGAAGAAATGAGCGAAGAAACAGAAGATATACTGCAATTAAACGATAAACAGGAAAGATTCTGTTATGAATATTGCATTGACTTTAATGGAACTCAGGCCGCGATAAGATCAGGATATTCAGAAAATACAGCCCGTTCTATTGCTTCAACTCTGTTAACAAAAGTGAACATTCAGGCTCGAATTAAGGAATTGCAGGACAATCTTGCTGAAACAGCGGGTGTTAGCAGATTGAGGGTTTTGAATGAACACAAGAAACTCGCCTTTTCTTCTATAAGTGATCTTCATAATACATGGATTCAAAGAAAAGAGTTTGACGAACTTACTGACGACCAAAAGTCATCCATTGCTGAAATTGATACAAAGATCAGGTACGAATATCAATATAATCCTGATTCAAAAGAGAAAGAACCGATTCAGGTTGAATACATCAGGATAAAACTGTTCGACAAACAGAAAGCTCTCGACAGCATTTCAAAGATGCTGGGTTTTGATGCTCCGGTCAAAACAGAATTAAAGGTCAATGTTGCTCAATTGCCTGATATAATCATCAAATGATAGAGCAAGTTGTATCAGCCCCACAAAAAAGCATATTGCAGTCAACGGCTCCGATTAATTTATTTCTCTCAGGCGTTGGATCGGGAAAAACTCATTTACTTGGAATAAAGACCTATCAGCTTATCAGAAAGTTTCCAAAGGTCAGGGGCTTTGTGGGGGCGAACACATATTTACAGCTCGTTCAGTCAACTTTATTTTGCATTCGTGAATACTGGAAGTCAATCGGAATCGTCGAATATGATAAAGAATCGCATCCTGAAGGTCACTATGTTGTAGGGAAGAAACCGCCGTCACACTTTAATGTCGAAGGTCATAACTTTGATGACTATTATGGGATCATCTCTTTTATCAATGGATGTGTTATTTTTATCGGTTCACTTGAACGGGCAGCATCACACGAAGGAAAAGAATTTGGTTGGGCTGTATTGGATGAAACAAAGGATACGGATGAATCAGATGTTAAGGAGATAGTTATTGCACGTATCAGGCAAAAGGGGATGTTTCTTATTGATGGGGAGTTGTCAGACAAAGGAACGCCGGAGCAACAATACAATCCTTTATTCATTGCAACCTCACCGGCTAAAGTGGACTGGATTAATACTTGGTTCAAACTTGAAGATCATATTGACGAAATTACCAGCACAATTTACAGTAAGGATAAGTTCTTTTTTAAGCGGATAGATGATAAGTTTGTTTGCATATCTTCGACTTGGCATAATGTTCATAACGTCGGGGAGAATTATATCAATAACATACTTGCAAACAATACCGAGGAACGGGGCCGGGCATTGATATATGCAAATCCTTTTACGCTTGTCGGGGGCGAGTTCTATTCATCCTTTGACCGTCTGAAACACGTCTCAAAATGTGAATACGACAAAACAAAACCTTTGCATATTTCTTTTGATCAGAACTCAGTACCTTATAACTCGTGTTCTATTTGGCAGTTTGAACGAAAAGGGGAGATTTGGTATTCGTATTGCATCGATGAGATCGCCCTTCAGAACCCCAGGAACTCAACAGAAGAGGTTTGTGATGAGATTTTAATGCGATATGCGCATCATCAGTCAACAATTTACTATTATGGCGATGCTTCGGGCAAGGCACGTTCAACGATGAATAAAGAGTTTAAACATCACTATGAGATCATTGAGTTTAAACTAAGGAGATTTTTAAATAAGACTTCGGCACGGATGGCCCGGCAAAATCCGTCAGTAACAAAACGTCGTGACTTTATAAATCGTATCTTTGAAGAGAAGTTACCGATAAAGATAGTCATTGATGAGAGTTGTAAATTGATGATTGCGGATATGATGTATGTCAAACAGGACATTAACGGGGCGAAAGACAAACACATTGTAACTGATAAAGAAACGGGTGATAAATATCAGAAATACGGGCATTGCTCCGATACACTAGATTATCTGATAGTTGAGGTATATAATAATTATTACAAATGAATAAACTCGAAGGATTTCAGGAACTGCGGCGAATTATTGCCGGGGGTGTCAGACACAAAGATTACAAGCGTGTCTGTGAGTTAGCGGATATGTATTATAAAATGGTCACAGGTGACGGCATAAGCGACCTATTGGAAAGAATTGTTACCCGCGAATCAGAAGAAGAGTTTGAACAGCGGAAACGACTGACAAACTCAATTATCCCCCCGACGCTCGCCTCAACAAAACTGCCGTTTCAGAAGGCGGTAAGAAAGAAGCCGAAGGTCAGAGTGATTGACTGGGACGCTGAAAAGCCTGAAGAGAATCTGAAGTTAGTCGAAGATCGCATAAGCACTTACTGGGGTGACGGATCGCTTGAAAAGTTCCTGGAATATGCTTATGTGGATTACAATTATATCGACCCGAACGCTTTTTTGATTACCGAGTTTGACACATTTGATCCGAAAGTCGAGAAAGCAAAACCTTATCCGTTTATCGCTACATCGGAGCAAGCGATAATGTTCGAGTTTAAGAATAACATTCTTCAATACCTGGTTGTGCGGCTTCCGATCTCATGGATTGACAAAGAGGGCAAACCGAAAGAAGGGTTTAAGTACACTATTTATCTGGGTGAGGATACAATCCAGTTTACTGAGGTCGAAGATAAACCAACTATAGATATTACCTCAGACCTTCCGGGTGGGGTTGAGATAGCAGGTAAATACTATCTTGTCGAATTTTTTAAACCGAAAGGAAAGAAGATCCCGGCACGGCGATTTGGCTATAAGCCTGACGGCGAGACTCAGGGTCGGACGTTTATATCCGCTTTTCATGATGTGATTCCTTACCTGAGTAAGACACTGAAGATAGACAGCGAACTTGATCTTTCGACGGCTATGACGGCTTTTCCTCAGAGGTTTCGCTATGTCAATCCCTGTCCTGAGTGTCACGGGGCAAGAACGTTGTTAGACGGAAAGGCTTGCGGAACCTGCGGCGGAACGGGTAAAGAACCGATTCATTCATCGACAATGGACGTTGTCACTTTGGACTTGCCGCGCGATCCTGTTGAGATGATTGACCTCGAAAAGCTGCTTGTTTATAAATCACCTCCGATTGAGTTACTTGAGTTCCAGGAGCAGTATGTTCAGAATCTCCGGGCTTCGGTGTTCCTGATGATGTTCAACAAAGAGCTGATGACCCGGAACGAACTGAGTTCGACAGCAACAGAAGTGCGGATAACAGAGGACAATATTAACGACACCCTGCGACCGTTTGCTCAGTCGCTTTCGACTACATGGGAGTTTGTGGTTGAAGATATCGCAACGTTTGTTGACATGGGGGACGGGATAATTCTTCAACACCAGTATCCGGAGGATTTTAAATTTAAATCACAGACCGAGTTGATGCTTGAATTGAAACAGGCAAAAGATGCCGGAGCCTCAACATCGACCATTGCGAAAATAGAGGATGATATTAACGAACTCCTGTACGCTGACCGGCCCGAAGAGCTGAAGGTCATAAGGATAAAAAATGATTACAATCCGTTCCGGGGCTATTCAGAAGAAAACGTTAGGCTTGCGATTGCTCAGAACCTGACGACTAAGTATAACGCTGTCCTGTGGGCAAATCTTGAATCGATCTTCAATGAACTGGAGATCGAAGAAAAGCAATGGATTTATGACATGGCAAAAGAATACATCTCAGAAAGGGTAAAAGCCAAGACAGAAGAGTACATTGCAAAGATGGATGGAGCCAAACCAAAAGAGCCGGTTGTTCAATTTAATGAGCCTGAAGAATGAAATTTACCTGTGTTATTCCCTCGTTCTTAGGCCAATATCCGGGTGCGGCCTCCCGCCGTGATGAAAAACTTGTCCGTGCTGTTCGGTCTGTATTGGATCAGACTTACACTGACTTTGAACTGAAGGTCATTGCTGATGGGTGCGATCTGACAATGGAGATAATGAAGCAATTCACTGATCAGAGAGTTGAGGCCGTGAAGATTCAGAAGGCTCCATTGTGGGACGGCGCGCCACGAAACAAAGGGATTGAACTTGCAAAAGGCGAGTTTATTGCTTACCTTGACATTGACGATTACTGGGGCGACGGTCATTTAAGGAAAATAGCTGAAGGATTGGGTGAGTATGACTGGGTGTTCTTTAATGATTTGATCTTCTCCGGCGGTGAATGGGTTGAGCGCACTTGTGATATACGGAAGTTAGGGATGAACGGGACATCAAACATCTGTCATAAAAGAGAACTGGGCGCAAGATGGGCACACCGGGGGTATGCTCATGATCATCACTTCAATCAATCACTGATGATGAAGTCACGGAAGTATGGTAAGATTGCAACGCCGGAGTATTTCGTGATGCACATACCGGGGAATTATGATTTATGAGTAATAAAATGACAATACAGGATGTTAGAAATATGATCTTTGCCCGCGATAATAATAAATGTTATGAATGTGGGTCTTCCGATAATCTAAACTTAGATCATGTTCTACCTAAACCTAAATATCAATTACATATTGTGGATAATCTTTTAACCTTGTGTTGGCGATGTAATGCACGGAAGGGCACTAAAAGATTAAGTATTGCTAAGGAAAGAGATATTTATAATTACCTATTAAATGCAAATAGGTGTTTTTCTGTTATTGAAGTTATACAGATGAACGACGTATTGGCTGAGTATTTTGGTTCTTACAAATATAAAAGTAGAGCAAAAAAGATAAAATTACGTCCCTCTGAAATTACATATCTATCTTCATTAACACAAGAAGATCGAGATATTTTGTTGCAAAGAGAATATCCTGATACATTTGAATCAATAAAAAAATTAATATTAAGCAAATGCCAACAGTAGCAGCAGTAACAATCACCTACAACCGACTCGAACTTACGAAGCGGACAATAGAGAGTTTTGAGAGTAAGACCGGAGTTGACTTTCATTTGTTCATTGACAATGGTTCTACGGACGGAACATTGGAGTGGCTGAAAGACAGGAACCGGATTGAGTTAGGTAAGAATGAAGGCATAGCAGCAGCCTTTTATTACGGCGTTCAGCAGTTGCAGGACTATGATTATATTCTCAAACTTGACAACGACGTTGAAACCGTCACAGAGGATATCATTGCGAAGATCGTCGAGTTCATTGAAAAGAACGGTCCTCATGCTGTCTCACCACCTGACCTGCTGATTGATCCTAACTTCTATCCCCGGATTCTTTCACGGCGAAAGATAGGAGGATTGAATGTTGAATATGTATCCCACACCGGCGGAGCTTTTCAGTTGGCTCCGACGAAGTATGTTACAATGCTGTGTGAGGACTTTGTTCACCTGAAACAAGGCGATTATTCAATCGGTGGCTTTTACCGTCTTAATGGCTGCCCTCCTTGTTATCTGAAAGATTATGCAATGAGGCATATCGGATTGAATCAGTCAACACCTGGTGATGTTTATGTATTCTGATGAGAAAGAGTTTAAATAAAATAATACAGATAGGTCATTATCCTTTTGACTTAATGATCTCATTTCATGAATCGGATGCGGAATTCACTAATTCCTTAAAACAATATGGAATTAAAGATTTAGACGATCCTTCAGTTAGGCTTGTTATTGAGATGGAAAAGCTATGCGAGGCCGATGGACGGTATTTAATGTTCAGGGGACACCAAAGCGTTATCCGATTAACCCGGTTTCCCCAAAAGGGGAGGGCGACTGATATGGCACTACTGAACCATGAACTTTTACACGCAGTCCATTTCTTTTGTGCCGATGTTTTAAATGCACCGCTCAGTGAAGATACAACAGAAGTTTATGCTTATCTGATGCAGCACTTAACTGAGGAGATTTATAAATACATATGAAGTACGACCTCATCATAGTAGCAGCCTCAAAAGATCACAGCTTAGTTGAGATGACACAACGGGCTATTGATTCCTGTTTAGCTGACGGGGCTGATGTGAATGTGATCTTAATTGAAACCGCTACCCGTGCGCGATACCGGGGAGTAAATCAGACAATATTCTGGAACAAACCATTTAATTACAACGCCTGTTTAAATGAAGGATTAAAATATCGTACCGGCGACGTTCAAATCTTATCCAACAATGACGTGATTTTCATGAAAGGCTGGTCAGAGATTGGCGGTATTATGGAGGCAAACGGGATACTTTCAGCCTGCGCCCGGAGCGAGAGCCGGTCGCATTATGGTATGCCAAATGATTACAAGGCTTATAAAGGCTACACAATAGGCACGTTTTTTTGTGGTTGGTGTATCTTTCAGCATAAATCAGTATGGGATAAAATCTATCCTTTAGATACATCGTATGAGTTTTGGTACTCTGATAACGTTCATGCAGAACAGTTGAAACGCGCCGGGATAGATCACTATTTAATCTGTGCCGTACAAGTGAATCACATCACATCTCAGACCTTGAATAAAACAGACCGTAAAACACGAATGCAATATACCCGTGCCCCGCAAAAAAGAATACATAAGCGTAATTGAGAAGTTCTACCGCAACTCATTTGAGGATACCGGTATGTTCTTTTGGGTCGAGGGCCAGCGGCGATTAGTTCCTGCGGTGACGATTGAAGAGAGCATTTTCCTATATTTTAAGTATCTTTGTATAGAGGACTTTAATATTGAAAGTGCTATCTCGACGTATTCAAGGATGAAAAAAGAACTATATGCGTCTGCCAAAGAGAATTGAAGAGTTGGTCCGTCGTAAAGATGAATTTCTGACCGCAAGTGAAACGGCACTTAATGTTCGGCTGCGGAAGATGCAGGGAATGTTATTGTCAAAGATCACCGCCGAAATCATCCCTCAGTTAGATGTGAGCAATGGGAAAATTAGGAGTACAGTTAAAAACTTCCGAATACTTTCATCATTGGATAAGGTCTATAACGACTTTCAGAATGGGCAACGTGTGGCATTTGTTGAAGAAGTTGGCGATACATTGTCAGGAATAAACTCCCGGACGATTAACTATTTTCAGGTGATGATGGGATTTGAAACGCCTAATACATTTAAGGCCGTTGCGGCAAGTGTCTCTAAAAAGATGGGACTGAGGTTAGGCTTAGACGGCGGATCAATTGTCTCAGGTGGTTTCTTTGATACTCTGATAAAGAATGAATCTCTGCTATTAGAGGTCAAGCAGATGACAGCCCAGGCGGTGACGGCTCAGATACCAATGAAGGACTATATCAAAGGGCTGAACACTTTGATTAACGGCGACGAAGGCAAATTAGGAGGGATTGAACGGCAGTTTAACCGTTATGCTCACGACGTTTATCATCAGTATGCCAGTGCTTATTCAACTGCAATGGCCGACGAAACGGGGATGAAGTATTTTATCTATCAGGGCGGGTTAGTTAAAGACAGCCGTGATTTTTGCGTTGCTCACAATAATAAAGTATTCAAGCGTGAGGATGCCGAAAAGTGGAGAACATGGACTCCGTCGCAGGGAGTTTATCCTGAAGGCTACAAGGTCAAACAGAAAAATCAGGATGAAGTACCGAGTTACCTGAGCTATCCGGGTTATGATCCTTTGACTGACCGGGGCGGTTATCGCTGCCGTCATTGGATTTCATGGTTAGTAGATTCTATTGCTGAAAGAATGTTAAAGGCACAAAATAATCAGTAAAGGTATTGCATATTAAAAAAATAGTTTATCTTTGAGGTCAGCAAGTGACTCTAAGATGACGCAAAAATCAAAGACATTGAGCCTGAGTAAGCACGAAGCCGCTGCGTCGCGGACTTGCCTTTGTGCTGAAAAGGCTCTTTTGCAAAACAAATCATTATGAAAAATTCAAAATCTGTTGAAGTTCTCGAATTTAACATTCGGGAGGTAAAAATTCCTATCGTCGGTATTTCTCCGCTTATTATTCATGCGTGGAGCGTGAAAGCAATGCGTGAAATCTCCGACAAGCAGGCAGGTAAGGCTAAGAACAAGAAACACGATATTCGTGTGCCTGAAGATGACTTTGAACAGGCAAAGCACAAATCGCCCGAAGGATGGGATGGTTTCCCCGCCGCAGGCTTCAAGGCCGCAATGATCCGGGGTGCGAAGATGATCGGCATGGTTATGAAGGACACGCAAACGTCATTCTTTATTAAGGCTGACTGCGAAGAAACACAACTTGTCAGAATTTATGGTGACTGCCGTATGCGTACCGACATGGTACGGGTTGGCATGGGTTCTGCTGACATACGTTACAGGCCGGAATATCCTGAATGGTCTGCTATTCTCACTGTGGAGTTTAACTCCGGGGTTGTTAGTTTGGATCAGATTTACCAACTTGTCAAGGCTGCTGGTTATGGGTGCGGTATTGGCGAGATGCGGCCCGAAAAAACAAAGTTCAATTATGGTCGTTTCAAATTAGCGGAGGAAAAGTAATGAACTACAACTGGAAATTAAAAGGACTGGCAAAAGGGATCAATCCTGAAGATGCCGTAAACGAACTGAATCGCATCCAATCTCTTTACGGGTCTATAACTCCCGAACTTATTGTTCAGGCGGCAGAGGACGAGGGTTCTGTTCTTCATAAATTCTTTGAATGGGACGACACGAAAGCCGGTAGGTTATGGAGGGTACAACAGGCCCGGATACTATTGAACAATATCCAGGTGTCAGTTATCTCTGACGGTGAAGCCCGTGAGATTGATGTTTATGAAGTTACGAGTAAAAAAGAAGGGTATCAAAGTATTGATACTTTCACTTCGGATAACATCGAATATGTTAAAGCCGGGATTATTCAGCAGTTGAATACACTGAAGAATAAACTGAAACTTTACAAGCAATTCGACAAGGTTCTCGAATACGTCAATCAAGCTATTGAAGCGATTGACTGAGGCAGATAAGGTATGTTTTGGACGGGAATGAAGAGTTGTGGTAAGGTTACGTCTGGTTTGGCAGTTGAGGCTTGGTAAGCAAAGGTTCGGTGTGGTACGGTGCGGTACGGTGCGGTGAGGTGCGGTGCGGCAAGGTAGGCCCTGGTATGTTGAGGCAGTAGCGGTGGGGAATGGTCCGGACTGGTACGGTGAGGTGAGGCGAGGCTGGGTGAGGTCCGGTTGGGTGAGTTAAATTAAGCTCGGAGAAATCCGGGCTTTTTTATTGTGTTTAAAAAATAACAGATAAAATGATAATGATATTAAAAGATATTTATACCTTTACGTCCGAATAACATAATTATCATGGCAAGAGAAGAACTTGTAAAAGCAATTATAAACGGCAAGACTAAGAAGTTAAGCAAAGCCGCTTATAAAATTGCATCACGTTTTTACGGGGCAATCAGTGAAGAAGACCTGAGAAAAGCCCGCCCGGCTGAACTTGAAAAGCCGCTACTGAGGCCGACAATCAAACCAGTGATGATTAAACCGGCGATCAGAGAGCCTGAAGTCAAGGCTCCTGAGATGCCCGCAGAATTGCAGGGTGATCCGATGACAGAGAAAGTTGAAGAGACTGTTGAATCCGGTGGTGATCCTGCCGCTGTAGTTCCTGGACCTTCGAAATCAAAGCGGACTCCGGCCAAAAAAGCCAAGAAATGAAAGAACTAACCTCAAAGAAAACCGGCAAGGTGCAATTTGTCAGTGATGACGTTTATAATGAGCTTGTCAGAAACGGCAGGCATAAGAAGTACAACGTCCGTGAAGTGAAACCTATCATTGCAAAAGCACCGACAATTCTGAAACCAGAAGTAAAGAAAGTCACCAAACCAAAACATAATGACTGATTCTGAAAAGAAAATCTTAGAGGGTTTTTTGTCGAAAACCTTAAAAATCGGCACTGAGGAACTGGCAAGCCTTTATAACGACGCCGGAGATTTAACTGATTTATCTATTGCTGAAAAAGCCGATTCTGAAAGAGTAAAAAAACTCGGAGGTGTCGGTTCTGACCAATTTAAGAGGGGCGTGAAAGAAGGCGCATCAAAGATTGAGAAGGCAGTAAAAGATAAGTATGGTTTTGAATCTGATCTCGAAGGGGTTGAGCTTGTTGATTTTATTCTTACAGAGAAAATCACCGAGGCACAAGGAACGAAAGATGACATTACCAAACATCCTGACTTTTTGCGTCAACAGCACGAATGGGAAAAGCAACTGAAAGCCAAAGACAAGGAACTGGCCGATAAGATCGCTGAAAAAGAAAAAGAGTTTCAGAAAAAGACTATCATGTCAAAGATCGAACGCCGGGCTGTCGAAGAACTTGAAAGGTTGCGTCCTATCCTACCTTCTGATGCAAAGAAAGCCCAGAGATGGAAGGAAAAGTACATTGATGAGTTCCGCACGTTTGACTACGAAGAAATTGACGGCGATATCATTCTGTTGAAAGACGGAGAGCCTGTTAAAGACAGTCACGGACATAAGGTCACATTTGAGGACTACGCCCGTGAGACTGCTTCAGGATTCTTTGATTTTCAGCAAGCGGACGATCGCTCATCGTCAGGCAATCGTAGTGAACCAGGCAAGCCTCCGGTAAAAGCACCGACAAACGACGATGAATATTTCGCTCGTTTAAAGGCCGCAAAGACCCCCGAAGATCGTATAGCGATAACGGAGTCTTACGAAAAATTTAAATCAAAATGAGCCAAATAGGAAGTATTGATTGCGGCTTTTTAGCCATGTACCAGGGGATGCTCGACAAGCATTGGACAGACCCTCAGACAAACGTTGATAATGTTGGTGACGTTGAGTCCGCTAAAGCGGTACTTGAAAACCAGCAGGTAAAAATGACCGAGATAACCGGAAAGAAGAAACGCATCATGTCAGTCGAATGGCTGTCAAAGTGTGACGTTACTACTACCGATTGCACGGATGACTGTACGATAACCGGCGACGATGCCGATCCGATGTGCCAGGAGTACGAAATTGAATGCCTTCAGGAAACGTCCTTCAAGATGCCCAAAAGAGCATATCGTGAGAGGACTATTGAGTTTCAGGAGGCTTACATGTTCAACATGCTCCAGCACAAGAAAGCCCTCGATGAGTGGCTGGCCCAGTATATTCTCACGGGGCTGGCTGCCAATGCCGGGGTTAACGCATATCCGGGTATAGGAACCGTTGCGGGGACCGTTACGACCCTTAATCCGAACTTCTGGGATGATACGATATGGGGATATTTCAACCTGGTTAACAGGATGAACAAAATCAAGGACCCGTATATGATCACCGGAACAAACCTTTTCCAGTATATCTTCAACCGTATGCACGAATCAATGACTGATGCAGGCAAGGCTGCAATGTCAAAGGTCGGGACGATTAAGAAGATTTACCAGGACCCGGAGAACGTCGAAACCATTGCTCCTGCTTCCACGTTCCTGATCCACAAGACCGCTGCTGCTTTCATTAACAAGGCATGGAACCCGCTCGGTCCTGTGAACGCACAGAGTGAAGCAGGTATTTACGCCCTGTGGTCAGAACAGTCCTCGAACATCCCCGGTGTATATTATGACATCATCACAAAGGAAACCTGCGAGAGCAATGAGTTTTATCTTGCCTCGAAGATTCAGCTTCACGGAGTTTTTGCTGTTAATCCTGCCCCGTGTGATGAAGATAACACCGGTATCCTTCAGTTCACCTGCGGGAGTTAAATAAATGTTACGTTTAACCAGAAATGAAAGGGCACTTATATATTTGAGTGTCCTTCTTTTTTAAAGCTATGGAAGAGAAATGTAACTGTGGCAGCCGCCGTCCCAAAACGGTGATAGTTGTCAAACCAAGAACCAAAAGAGTAATAAAATGAGCCTCGGAAATTGCTTGCAGTATGTTATTGGCTTCGCCCCGGAAGATTGTGAATGTATTGATGATTTCACAACTGATTATGCTATCTCTGACAGCGGGCTTTATGTCTCGGAGTTGCAGGGCATGTCACTCCGGATGCTGGATTCTCTCGGTGGGTGTGAGGACCTTTGGGAGAAGATGACGCGCGCGCGTGAGAATGCTATCAATTCTTTTCGCGTTGACTTGTCCCAGGCACTCATGAAGTATAAAGAACCCGCGCGACGGGCCTATTCCGGGGACATTGGCGGAAGGTACGCGGGGACAGGGAAGAAAGTATCAACACTGGTCACGGCAAGCGATTACTACGGACTGAGGATGTACTCTGACATCAAAGGAGGTAAATATATTCTCCGGGGCGTTTCATTGATCCTGAACGATGCTGAAGCGGTTGACCTTGAAATCTACGATGAGTATGATTTGCTTTATACTATTCCTTTAGGGTCGCTTGCTCATAGGCCCTTCAGAACTGATTTCACTCCTATTGAACTGACCTTAGACCGGAATTATTACTTTCTGATTAATCCTACGGGTGTGCCTTATGCGAATAAACTGACCTGTAACTGTGGGGGATTCCGGTGGTGTTTTAATATTGACAATCCATGCTACAAAGATTCGCGCGAAGGCTGGACAGAGTGGGCCATGATAGGCGGTATTTATGGGGCTGATCTGAATGACCGCGAGGACTGGACTATCTCAGAGAAGGCTTCAGGGATGATTCTGCATGGTAACTTCACCTGCGACCCATTGGCGAGGCTTTGTGAAGATGATGTTGACTTCATTAATAACGATGTTGACCGGGCAATTGCAAATGCGATATGGTACAAAACAGGCGAATTCCTTACGACCTACATCATGGGATCAACTGAGGTGAGCCGTTATACACTGTTAGGCACTGAACAACTGAACGAAAACCGAATTTATTATGCTGAACGGTATAATGTTCTTTTGGATTGGATCGCCGCTTCAATGGAAGATAACGACTGTATTGTTTGCCGTTCGCCTCACGGAATGCGTATGAGATCACAGAGGATATGACCGCAGATGAAGCCATAAAATACATGAATCAGATCACCGTCGAAACTGTCGGTGAGTTTGGCGATGTCATGTTGCAGGTGGCTCAGTCGGCTAATACACTTATCCGCCAAAGAGTAACCGAGACAGGAAAGAATGCCGATGGTGAGGCATTTGCGCCTTACTCAGAGAAACCAATGCTTGTTAACTGCTCATCAAAATACATGAGTGTCGCAGTCTGTAATCAGTTGGCCGGGTCAAAAGAAAAGCGAAAAGACCTGAAGTGGGTAACGGTAAATAAAGGAGGTAGACCAGCACGAGTGTTTGAACTTGAAGGCGGGTATAAACAATTCCGTGAACTTCACGGACGACGGACTGATATTGTTGACTTCACGTGGACCGGCGAGATGATGAAAGATATCCAGGTCACAAGCTCTGATGATGAACACCGGCAGGGATTGGCGCGGTTAAGCACTCTCTCGGACGAACAGAACACAAAGTTAGCCGGTAATACTGACCGAAGGGGCGATATTCTGATGCTCTCAAATGAAGAAATAAATGAAGTAAGCGAGATATTTGAAAACTGGTTAGTCGCAAAGTGGGATGAATAGCAAAATAGCAAATATAATAGTCGGTTATCTCACTCCGCTTGCATGGGTGGATAAGATAGCGGGCATGACACAAATAGCCCAGATGAAACAGGGCGAAGTCATAAAAAGGTTCCCTGTTTCATGCGATATGACTGATGAGGATTGCGTCGAAGGGTGTTATGATGAGCTGATGCCATCTTCGAAGCGGCGTTCTGTTCTATTCTTCGAGGACGGTTCGTTTACTTTCAGTCGTCAGCAGGGGAATAAGATTTATTACGAGAGCCGACTGCGGTTAGTTTGTTGGCTCAATTATAAGCTCATTGAAGGCGGATGCGGGTCATCCGGTGATTATATTATCTCTATTCTGAAAGCCCTGCCAGCTATGCCGCAGAACATTGGTGATCTGTTAGCCTTATCGGTCACGGTTCAGTCCCAGGTTCCACGTTCACCGGCCATATTTTCAAAGTACACGTTTGATGAACTTCACTCTCAATATCTTATGATTCCATACGATTATTTTGCTTTGGACGTTATAACGAGGTTTCATATAATAACCGAATGTATTGAACCAGCACCCGGAGGATGCACGGAATGTTAGACTTCTTAAAAGTTGCGATAGTAGCTTATGTGTTTATTCTTCTGACTGAAGAGGGCATGATTTTTGGCTGGTACGGACGACTGATACAGAAGATGAAACAGGATTGGCTGTATAAACCTCTGGGCGGGTGTATGGCATGCTTTTCGGGGCAGTGTGCGCTATGGTATTACCTTATAGCTAATTTTCATTCATATAACTTTTTTGATCACATTGTTTTTATCAGTGCCGTTATTTTAACAGTATTATTTATAGACAAATTAATAAATTATGGAACTTAAAACCCTTAACCTGAAAGACAAACAATTTACCTGCGGAGGGCGGACTTTCTTTGTAGAGGATTCGCTTTCGTTTAACCGTTACCGTGAACTTCAGAGGCTATCGATTGAGTTTGGGTTCTCACGTACTTTTATCGATCTGTTTAAAGATGTTCAGAAGTGTTATGACCTGATGCAGACCTCGAAAAATTATGCTGATGTGTCGGTTACGCTTTACAACATTTTAGCCGGTGTAGGTCAGATCGAAGAGAAAGACCCTGCCGCACTCCGTTTGTGTGCGTTGTTTATTAATGAAAAGGACGAAGATACAACGGTCATTGATGAGAAAAAGATGCGTGAAAAAATAGAGTGCTGGTCAAAAGAACTGGAGGTAAGCCCTTTCTTTCACTTGGCAGCCAGCTTAGTGGACGGTTGGATGCCAGCCTACAGGCTCATTACGCGAAATACTTTAAAAAAGGAGAGCGAAAAGGAGTAAGGAACGTTTACTTAGAGTTAGTTGAAAATGAAAAATACTGGTCTGATCTGTTATATGTTGTCTGCGGGGGTGAGCCTTCAGAGATAGACCGGCTGACAAGATTTGATGTGTTTGAGTTTTTTGCTTTTCTTACAAACTATGAATGGAAAGTTGAAGAACAAAGGAAAAGAGTTGAGGAACAAAAGCGGAAGAAATGGCGAAACGGATAGAATTTGAAATAGTAGCAGATAACTCGCAATATGTTAAAGGACTGAAGGATGCTACGCAAGCGACTCAGCAATTAGATGATAAAGGCAAGGAGCTTGGTAAAAATCAGCAAAACGTCATTAATCAAACCTCAAAAGCATACGAGAAAGCGGCAACAGAGCGAAAGAAAGCCTTTGATACGAAAGACATGGAGGCTCACACTGCCAAAACCAAGCAGGCCGCTGATGCCGTTCAGGGTATGGGCGGGGCTGCTGGTCGTGCCGTCGGAGGGGTGAGATCATTGAGTGCCGCTTTTAAGGCGTTATTGGCTAATCCTATTGTATTGGTTATAACTGCTATTGTCGGAGCGTTGGCCGGATTGATTAAGATATTTAAATCAACAGACAGTGGAGCCAATGCGATACAGGCACGATTCGAGCAGTTAAGGGCTATAATGGATGTTCTCCGGCAAAGGGTATTAAACTTTACGTCTGCTATTGGCAATTTATTCAAAGGCAATTGGAAGCAGGCCGGTGAAGATATGAAAGCATCATTTACCGGAATAGGTGATCAAATGAGAGATGCGACAAAGGCTGCCTATGATTATGTATATGCTATTGATGCTATTGAAGATGCTGAAAAAAACTATGTATCTACTGCTGCTGAAAACAGAAATAAGATAGCCCGGTTAGAATTTACGGCACAGGACAGAGCGAAAAGTTCTGCCGAAAGAAAAAAAGCACTTCAGGAAGCGTTGGATTTAGGACTTCAAGAGGTTAATGCACAAAGGGAGTTTGTCCGCAGAAAAATTGATGAAGAGATTAAGGTTCTTGCTGCTAAAAATAAGGTCACAGAGTTAGAGCTTCTTAACTTCGTTAAAATGGACGACAAAGAGCGAGAACTTGCAGATCAGGCAGTAAAAGACTTATTCAACCGTAATGAAGATAAAGTAAATAACATTGACCAACTTTATGCTACTTGGATTGATCTCGATACCCGTTATTATGAAGAGAATAAGCGAAACCTGTCACGCATGACCGGATTTGAGGAGGAAATAAACAGAGAAGCAAATGAGAATCGCAAAAAGGCAGAAGAAGAAAGACTTAAAAACCTCAAAGAATTTACCGACGCTTCGCTGAAACTTCAACAGGAATATGAACAGATAGTCATACAAGGGTTGACGGGTGAGGATAAAATCATTGCCGAACGCGACTATCAACTCCGGCAATATGATATGCTTCAGGCACACCTTGAATCACTTGGCACACTTACCGAAGATCATTATAAATGGATTGAAGGGTTACGGGCAAAGGCTATCAGGGATGCAGAAATAGCAACGCGGCAGGAGCAACAAGCGACGACTGATTTCTGGACTGAGACCTACGATAAGGCCATTAAGCAAAGAATGGATTTTCTTGACTTCAGGGAGAATCTCGATCTTAAAACTGCTGAACTTGCCGGAGAACTTACCGGGGAGAAAGAACTTGAGATTCAGAAAAAATGGATACAGGCACGGATTGACCTTTTAAAATCATCTCAGGACCCAATACTTCAGCAACAGGCCGAACTGCTTGAACTTCAATTAGGATTAATTGATAAAGAATTAGCAGGCAAACAGGCAGAAAAAACCATCTGGGATTACATAGGATTAGGGGATTCGCCTGAAGCGCAGGAGGCTATTCAGAATAGTGTTGAAACAATGAAAGGCGTGCTGGATGATATTTTTGCCGCACGACTCGAAGATGCACAGCGTACACGCGAGCTTTATGATACTCAGATAGCTGAAACTCAGAGGGCATTGGATACCGAAACACGGTTAATGGAGGAGGGATTTGCTAATAATGTCGATGCCAAGAGAAAAGAACTCGAACAATTAAAAGTCGCCCGCGCAACAGCACTAAAAGAAGAAGAAAAGGCCCTGAAAGCTCAAAGGGCATTGGATACGGTGAGCCAAGTATCATCACTCATAACAGCATCAGCAGACATATTCAAGTCACTCAGTCCTCTGGGGCCGATTGGAATTGTCGCTGCCATTGCCACAATTGCCACAATGTTCACTGCCTTTGCCGCTGCTAAGATTAAGTCCGCACAAGTAACCAAACTTGCCGAGGGTGGTGTTGGTGACGATACCGGAGTAATAACAGGCAGGACTCATAAACAGGGCGGCGAGAGATTACTGGATCATGTTGAGGTCGAGAGGGGCGAGATGTTCGGAGTGCTGAACCGCCGTGCTTCTGCTAAGTATGGTAAAGCATTCACCGAGATAGTGAATAACTTCAATCGTGATAACCTGGTTGTTGACCGGAGTGATGCGGTCAATAATATCAATATTGATGTAAACGGACTAAGCGAACGACTGGATAAAGTCGAGTATCAGCTTATCCGGCAGAATGAATTTATCATGTCACGTCCAAATGTTCAGGACTATCCAAATATGAGAATAGAAAAGCGAGGCAATAAAACGAGGATAATAAGAAAATGAATTATCGATTTTACATAACCGCGTTGTCGTCGAGAGTTGAGGTTTTTCCTTTGAATTTCCGTTCTACCTCGCTTGTTGACGCCCGTGAAAAGGACAAGATTTATTATCGTCGCTCATTCAGTGGCTCATTAATTTTTACAGACAATAACGGGGGTGACGACTTTTCTTTATTTTATCTCATTGAGGCCACTTCTCCATGCGAAAGACTGATATTGGAGATAGAACAAAAGGATAGCGGAGCAGATACTTATCATGAATACTGGACAGGTTGGTTCTCGACAACCGATGGGGAGTTTGACCTAGACCGCTGCACGTTTACAATTACTCCGAAGGTTTATGATGATTACATGGAATTTGACAATAAGGGCGCAGAAGAGGTCAATATCCTGGATGTTCCTACCGTTGTCACTACAAGCTGCGGAGCTGAAATCTATACCCGTAACCGCTGGCTGATTGATGTAATAGAGTTCCTGGCAGATAATATCATTCCCGGTGTTGCGGTTGTTTCAAGCTTCTTCAATGATGCGACTAACTATGTGACAGGCATTGCAAGCAGGGTTAATCTTATCACTGTCGCACAGAAATCAGATATTAAACGGCCTACTTCTTCAAATCCGGCAACAGCAGCTAATACAACCTGGAATGACTTTATGAACATCCTGAAAACGATGTTCAATGTTTACTGGATTTACGATGGGGTGAATATAATTGTCGAGCATTATAGTTATTTCTCGAAGACTGCCGGACTGGATTTACAGACACAAGCGATAGCGGTAAAGAGCAATAAGTATTCCTATGATAAGCCGGAAATGCCAAAATATGAAAAATTCCTATGGGCAGAGGCTTCAAATATTGCTTTCGTCGGGGTGCCGATCTGGTATGATTCGCCATGTGTATCGAGTGAAACCCGTGAATACACGGTGCCGGTCACTACAGATATCGAGATGATCCAGGCTAATACGTTCACAATAGCCGACGAGGGATTTGTATTCTTAGCCAATTATTATGACGGTACGGATCTTCATGTCTGGTTTGCTGATTCAAAATACGGGACTTATTTTAAATACAATATGGACCTGTCATGGGCGAATCTTCAGGATGCCTTTCACCGGCACGGACGGGTACTGGAAGAAGGTTACATGAACGGCAGATTAACTAAATTTGCATCAATCATACCAACCAAACAACAGGAAATAAATGCCATTGTATGCTATGAAGATAACTATGATCCGAATGATCTGATCACAACCGAACTTGGTGAGACTTATTTCGACGGTGAAAAGGGAGTTGTCAAATCAGCTACAATAAAGCCTGATGGCGGGGTGCGATTCACCCTCCTGTATGGTGAAACCAATGCCAGCGGTGAAACTACACCTCCGGACTTTACGCTGTGGATTGTCGAAGATTTGGCACTTCATAATAACAGTTATGTTCATTGTTATCTGAATCAGCCTGCACCGTTTGATATGACATTCTGGATTTGGATTGAAGAAACTAACTGCCAGGAGTATGTTATTCTCGAAGGTGAGTTATCTCATTCAGAACTCATCAATGCAACTGTCGGAATGGACCCGATAGAATATGGTGATTTAAAATACAATCTTCTATCTGCATCACTTGACGGTGTTGCAATCAAATACTCCGGCGAGGGTTGTGCTTATCCTAACGATCCACTGTTCCCGATCATTCAGATTACCGATGCAGAGTGCGGTGATGCCGGTAGTGAACCTCCTCCTCCGGCACTGCCTACCGTTGTCGTTTCAGTTAAAGCCGGAGAAACCTGGTATATTGACAATCATAGCGGAACGATATCAATCGGCTCTACTTCACTGTCATTCACATTTAAGCCGCATGATTGTTCGACTCCCAGTTCGCATCCGGTTTATATCAAAGTCCAGAGGAATCTTGCGGATGATGTCTGGGATGAGGTTTATTGCAAAGAGAACTATCAGTGCAATAAAACCGTGACCGTGACCGCTGCCGTTGCCGGAGATGTTTATAATGTGATTTTATCTGAGGAAGAATGGTAATATATGAGAAAAATATGGGATTTGTTAATTCGGTTAATACGATGGATTATGTCATTATTTAATTGCCATAGACAGGAGCCGCAGCCGTGGATGTCATATATATCCCGGAATAAAATCACTTATTCAGGTGATTGTTGCCCTGCTTTGGTGACAAATACATATTCTTTGCTCCCGTTTCAGGTAATTTCATCAGGCAATATTGAAAGATGCGAGATATCGGTTTATGGGTCAGGCGTATGGGAAGAAATAACGCTTACTATTGATAGTGTGTTTAGCGAAGGATTTTATTTTCACTCATATAATGGTGATTCTATTTCGCCAGAACTTGAATGCGGAATTTATGAATTTAGAGTGATAGCTGGTGAAATGTGGTGGTTCGAGCCTATTATGGTAGAGGATTTTGAATTCACTGAGAATGCTTATAAAATAAGAGATTTATTAATGATCCCTTTTAAGTTCTCCGAACAGCAATTTGAAACCCTGCCATTAATTACTCCATGTGATAGCATCCTGCCGTTTATGTTTACAACGACAAACCCGACAGAGGGAATGCTTGAGGTTTATCTTTATGATGTTTGCAATAATTGTGAGGCAGTGGAAATTGACTTAGATATTCATGTCAGAACAATCGCTGGCATGACATATTATTATTATGAGGGTGGATGCTTAGAGACTTTTCTTGAATGTGGTATTTATAAGATAGAGATAGTTGATGGTGCGTATTCTTACTGGTCGGTACCCTTTGCGCCTGAGTGTAATATATCGGACATCCATGATGGATATCGACCATTAACTGACTTTAACGGATGCGTCATGAGAGATGAGTTTGGCAATATATTAACGGAGGTTTGCGATGAATAAATACTTGCGATTTGAATACTGGAATGAATGCGACCTGGGATATATTTATTATCAAGGCGGTCAGCATTTTGTTTTTTATATCGACGGCGACATTACGGAGCCTTTTCACGAGGAAGTTGAGGACGGACAAGAGAATGGCGATGGTACATTTATTCCTACTTATAGAAAAGGGTTAAAACGTTATCGGATTAGAACAACATTAATTCCTGATTATTTAATTGATGCTATGCAGCGAATGAAGCTGCACGATCATATTGAGCTAACCTTTAAGACCGGCGAAATAGAACAGATTTACAATGTAGATATAGAGCCTGAGTGGGTGTTTGAAAAAAGATTATGGCAGGCACTTGTTACGATAACATTTGATATGGATGAAAAGGTTATTGTTTCAGGATGTTGCGACAATTTAACGGTAGAACAAGTCGAGAGATTTACAGCGGATTCTACGCTTATTACTGCCGATGAAACGGATATAACAGCAGATAGTTTTTAAATGTAACATTTAACGTATAAAGACAGATAGTAAATATTTTTGAGTAATTAATTAAAATTGAAACATCATGAGCGTTTTGCTGTTACCCCAATGTCCTACATCATGTGCAGGACTGCCTGCAATAGAAAAGGACTTATGTGCTCCGGAGTATCACTACGGGCAGATTAAGACTTTTTATATTGCTGCTGCTGATGCCGATGACTTCTCAAATGTAGAAGACTTGGCTGAATGGACCACAAGACTTAGTGACACGGCTACAGTTACGGGTAATGAAATCCGTGAACTTCCTGTGCTTGCTGATCTTCCCGAACCCGAACAGAGCGAAATTCCTACTTCATGGGACCGCACTGCTGTAGGGCTGAAACAGTTTACTATCCCGTTCGATGTTGATGAAACGAACGATGTAAACTACAACTGGCTACTTACACTTGAGTGCAATCTTAAGTTTAAGTTATGGTATGAGACGATGGACGGAATGCTTTACGGCGGAAACACCGGCATTGAAGCAACGATCAGGGCTAATCATATCATACCCCGTGAATCTACCGAACTGGCTAAGTTCACTGGTACGGCAAAATGGAAGTCTCAGTTCTCACCGTTGAGGTGCGTATCTCCGATGGCATAACAATTAAAAAGTAAAGAGATGGCTATAGATGTAACGGAAGTTTGCGGATACCCCTTCCCGGTTGATTTTCTGAAACTGCTGGCTTCAACAATTGTTGTAAAAGCAGATGGATCATACGGCTTCAACGTAACGGTTGATACTGCCGAGGCTTGCGATTGTACTCCTGTATTGGATTGCAATAATACTGAACAATGGGCTTCACTCCTGCCTCTTGGCTTTGGCCTTGACGGATGTGGCAATTTGGCAATTAAGCTCATTAACTGCGACGGAACCATAGTACAAAATCCTGAGTAATGCCTGGATGTGGTGATTTCAAGTCGCCGGGGGCAACAAAGGATGTTCTCGGTAATTATGTCGGGTTCTTCATAAACGGGACCGATGAGGATGTAGGTGTGGTTGATATGACTGCACTTACAGGAAACTATACAGCAGCAAATATGAATACTCCCGATGGGACGTTTCGGATTGCGGTTGAGGTTGCGGGGGTGATTGAGGTGCAACTTGCTGATGGTACTGATTTTACGATTACCGCAGTCATGGCAGGGGCTAATGTAGGTCAGTGGCTACATTTGAATATCCGGACTGTTTATAAGACGGGGACTGCTGGTACATTTTTAGTAGGGTGGTAACATAAGCCCCATTTTCGGGGCTTTTTAATTCAAAATATATGCCGGGAATAGCTATTGGAAACTGCATACCGTTCAACCGAGGGGGCGTTTCGTGGAGTTCATACTGGACTACACGAACACCATCGGATTTAGCACTGACCGTAGTATCTGACGTATCAATTACGGCAGATTGGACGGCTAATGGAGTGGAGGATTATGACGGCTATTCTATCGAAAGGTCTGAGGATGGAGTAAATTATGCGGAGGTTGATACAGTAGCGGTAGGTACTGAAACATTTACAGATACGGGGTTAACCCCTTACACGCTTTACTATTACAGGGTAAAAGCATATAAAGGTACAAATTATTCTCCCGCCTCAAATATTGATTCTGACACAACGCTTGAACCGGCAATACTTAGCCATCAGACAGCAGGGGTTTATGACTTCCTGTGGTATGATGCGGGGGATGTTTCAAACATAACCAAAGACGCAGGTACGGGAGAGGTTTCCCTACATAAAAATAAAAACACCGAAAATGTGCCCCTTATCGGTTCGGGGGGCGCAACCACATATCCTATTTGGGCGGTTGATAATTCAATAACACTTGACGGAATAAACGATTATCTGGTTACAAATCCAGGTGTGGGAATAAATCAACCTACAACCATATTTGCATTGATTAAGCCCTTAACATGGGGTGGGAATGCGACATTGATAGATGGTAAAAACACCAACAGCGGCCTTCTGCGACAAAGGACTACAACACCTAATGTAGCGGTTTATGCAGGTACGGCCTATTCAAACGAATCTGCGAACTTAACATTAAACGAGTGGCATATTGTCCGTATTGTATTTAATGGAGCAAATAGTGTATTGCAAGTAGATGATAATGCTCCGATAACAGGAAATTTCGGAGCAACTAATATGAATGGGATTACCCTTGGTTCAACTGCATCATTGACATTACCCGCCAGTTTTGCATATAAGGAGTTGTTGTTTAGCAGGGTGTTGGTAGATAATGACAACACTACGATAATTACCAATTATCTTAAAAAAAAAATGATGTTTGATAATGGTAAGTTGCTTATAACTGCTGATGATGGGTATAAAAATTATATCTCAAGCGTGGCTCCTTTGCTTAATGATAAAGGAGTAAAAGGTACAACATATGTAATCGGTGCGGGAATCGGATTAATAGGGGGTACGTTTTTAACATGGGATGATATAAGGGATTTATTATTAGACGGGCATGATGTGCAGTGTCATACCGATAACCATAAACACCTTACAACTCTTTCTGAAGCCGATGTGTTGGCTGAATATACTGACCTTGACGATAGGTTTACTGCCAACGGAGTGCGGATTCCAATACATACTGCATATCCATTTGGTGAAAGTAATGATAATGTGAGGACGTGGACTTCTATGGTAAGGGCTTCGGCACGGGGAACAGCGGAAGGATTGGTTACACCCAATACCGATAAATATAATTTACCATCATACAGTATTAGTATTCCAGCAGAGGCAAATATGGACAGGATTGCTCCGCTATTAGTTAGTGCCAACACATCAAGGTCGGCTGTCATTTTATATGTTCATGCAATAGACGTAGAGAATAATATTACATCATCTCAGTTAGCGGAAATCATTGATTTTGCTAAATCTTTGGGGATGGACATTATAACACATTCTGAACTTATTGATTTGATGTAATTAGTGTAGTCGCTGTCATACACCAAAAACGAACGATATGAACGATAAACTTAAACACTTTTTAGTAGCAGTAGTCATTGCGATAGCAGCGATAGCGGCCTCACATCTGTGGTTCCCTATGTTGTATAATTGGGACATGGCATTTGGCTACTTTGTAGCGACACTGGCAGCGGCAGCAAAAGAGGTCATCTACGACAAGTGGCTGCACCTTGGGACGCCTGACTATTACGACTTCTTTTGGGGCTTCACTGGGGCTGTAGTTGGCCCTGCGTTGTGGCTCGCAGCAGAGTTGATTCTTGGAGTATCTGAACCATTACCAAACTTCTGACCATGAAAGCATTTACCATTATCTCAAAGCTCATTGAGGCAGCACTGCTCGTGGTGCTGGCCGGAGAACTGATATTGGGAGTATCTGAATCATTGCCTAATTGGATGTAATTACCATTGCCACACTATAAAAATAGAAGTTATGAAAAAGAAAAAGACACGTCCCGTTGATCCTCCGCCTCCCCCTCCGCCTCCTCCAAAGAAATGAAGCAGAAAGACAAAATAGGGCTTATCACTTTAATTGCTTGCCTTGTGTTTGCGATAGTGATAAGCCTTTATCATGTCGCAGGATCTGAAACTAAGTCATGGTCAGCACTGTGGGCGTTGTCGGAAAACTCCCTATTGTTAACCATGAGCCTTTATATTGCTTATCTTTCAAGTGGTTTTATAAAGGTATTTTTCCGGTGGGCTTTCCCTCCGTACTTTGTGATTAAGTTGGTATATCATATAAGTTGTTATGTTGGATTTTATTTGATGTCACCTGAGGCGTGGTCGGTGCTGTGGAGCGGAATAGCAGTGTCGGGCCTATTAACGGGGCTAATCTACTGTCTAATACTAAGTCAGAATGAACCAAACAAAACAAATGGTCTTAGAGATGCGAAATAAAATCGACTGTGACCACGCTATAACTGCCGCAGAACTTGTAAAGAAAGCCGTTAAACGATTCCGCAGAATTGAATTCTGGATGTACTGCCTGACTGTTTTAAGTGTCGGGATAATTATAGCT